AGGTTGGAATGAAATTCCAGCCATTATCTCCGGTCCTGGAATTATGGCTCATGCCAGCAATCGTGATGCAGTTTCCCGCGAGGCAGACCTTCATGGAGGCAATAGCGCCGCGAGTGTTCGTCGCCGCATAGGCAGTGGTGATGTGATTGGTGTCTCCCGGATCGACCGTATCGTTCGGCGCGATATCGAAAGCCGCAGCCGGGACCATTGTGCTTCCCGAACCGTGCAGCGACGCGTCAACTGCCGGATTGGTCGTGCCGCCTGGAGTAAGAACCGGAACCGTTAGCGGGGCGCTTGTCGGATTACCGCGCAGCACAATCGCTTGCACGGGCATAAGCGACATAATAAAAATGATCATCGAAAGCAGCAATGCAAGATGTTTTTGCATCATGATTAGCGCTTGCTCAGCGCGCGTTTCAACGCCGCGATCTCTTTCTGTTGTTCCTGAAGTGCTTTAACCATTACTGGGATCAGACCGACATAATCGGCCGTGTTCGGCTTGCCAGTAGCATCGTCACCCACAAGCTTGGGCAGCACGCGCGCCATTTCTTCGGCGGTGAACCCATACATCTCCTTGGCGGGATCGCCATAGCCGGTATTGTAACGAAAACTGACTGGGTCCAATTTCATTATCTCGGACAGACCAGCTTGTAACGATGCGATGTCGTGCTTGTAGCGAGCCGAAGAGGTCCCCAGGCAAATCCCAAGTGTTCCGGAGCCCTTGTAAAGCTGGCCGCTCGAGCTGTCAGCGCAGACCGTCGCATCGGTATGTGTCGCATCGGAGGCGATGGCATTGAGAATCCCCGTGGTCGCAACGAATGAAGTGCTCCCGGAGTCATCCGCGAGCCTGAACTCAAGTGCTGCGGCATTGCGCTTCAGGGCAGGGAAGGACGATGTATTATTGCCGAATTGAAGCAGCCCAAAACTCGTCTGGGCATCGTTCTGGATCAGCAAGTTCCCGTCCGCTGGGCTTGAAATGACCGAACGGCCGCCCCAGAAGAATATCTGACCGCCGGAAATCTGCATCGAAAGCGCGCGAACATTGCCGTTGCAATCCCATTCGGACGTGTCGTTCCCACCATCTCCCTTGAACACATCCATCGCGATCTGGCCATTCACGCAATTCACGCCGATGGAGGTATTGCCGCTCCAATTCGTGGTTGCTGTCGCGCTTGTGGGCTGCACCAGAAGGAGAGGATAAGTCCCGCCAACCGAACCCTCCACCCCAAGGACGCCAAGCGCAGCCACGGAGCTAGTGGCCGTGCCCGTCACCGAGGGTGTTCCAGAAAATGCCGGGGCGCCAGCGCTCATCACCACGCTGCCAGCGGTTCCGGTGATTGAGTATTCCCCGAGGGTGCCGCCGTTATTGTATTCGACGCGACCGCTCGTGCCGCTGCCGATGGTCGTGGTGCCTACCGTGAGACCGCCGCCGCCCCCGCCCGTAACCAGCGTGTAGAAATTTCCCGCACCATCCGTGGACACAACGACCAACGCGCCCGACGAGATCGTCACCGACGAACCGGCCGAGCCGCCATTGATGGCGTCGCCAGCATTGGCCAGCGCCAGGGTTACTGAATTGGTGCGCGCCGAGATAGTCACCGCGCTGTTGTTGCTCAGTGTTGTTGAATGCGGCAGCGTGATGGTGAGCGAGCTGGCGTTCACCTGGTAGAAGGCGTTCGCAAGCCAGTCCGACGCGGTGGGGTTCTGGCTGCTGGTGATGTTGAAGACTTCGCCGGCCGGTCCGCAAGAAAATGCCTGTAGAGCGAGGACTCCGCCGCTGCCCTGCACGCACTGCGAGCCCGAGCCGCCGGCCATGATGAGATCGCTGGCGGTGAAAGTCACCGCCGTCCCGTTTGATGTTGCCCCGGAAATGCCGCCGAAGGCGCTGGAGTTATTGTATTGGAGTTGGGTATTCGAGCCGCCTGGCGATCCGCCACCGCCGCCGCCAGCACCATTCGTGCCATATATGCCTTGGGCGTAAACGCCCGCGCTCCAAAGCATCCCGATGGTGGCGAGAACTTTGAGCAAATGTCTCATTGCGCCAGACCGTGAACAAATGCGGTGGTCGAAAGCGTCAGCATATCGCAGCCCGTCGAGGAAAATACCGCAGTGACGCCGCTCGAATAATATTCCACTGGCAGTCCTTGAAAGTTGATCGATTGTGTCGTGTTGGCGGGAACATAGATACACTCCTCAAGATTACCGGCCGCCGTTCCAACCGTCGTCGCTCCGTTCGAGGGAAGTGTCGTGCTGTTGAAAACCATCAGCCAGCCCTGCGTGCTTCCGGCGGTAGCATAGGTGCCAAGAAGGTTGCCGGCCTTGGCCAGTAGCACCGCGTAACCGGTTGCTGCTGGTGCCACACCTGGGATCACGGAACCCATGCCATTGTAGCAAATCGTCTCTCCCGGATGGCACGGCTTTGTGGTGAGATAGCCAGGCAGAACTGGCGTCCCAGTGCTCTGCGCCTGGACTGCGGAAATGCCGGCAACAAAAACGGCGGCGGCGATCGCCATAATGGTTTTAGGCTTCGTCATGGCTTACTGCGCTCCTGTCAGTTTTATGTCGAAAGACGGTACCCCATTGGTAAATGTCACCTGTCCGTAGCCCCAGCCGGCCGCAGTGACGTTTTGCGCCCGTGTGCAGGCGCCGTTGAAAGTGTCACCCGTACCCCCCACCAAATTAACCGGCTCGGGAAAGCCCAACGCATTGCGTCCGATGGCGCCTACATCGATGTTGGTGAACCGGAAAACCATGCAACCCTGATAGCTGCCGGTGACCGGCTGATTTCCGACCGGGGACACGATCAAATAAGGTTGCGTACCCTCGTAATAGATATCCTGGCCGGATAGCGCGGTCGTCCCGAAATAGGCCTCATCCGCTTGGTTGAGCGGATTGCCAGCAAAAGCCCAGCCCCCGGATGATGTGGCCGTGCAGGGATCGGCGCATTTGAGGCCGACCGTCCTGGGGGCCGTGGAAGAGGGGCAATTCAATTCGATCACGACCTCGGTGGAGCTATTCTCCGTCGCACCAGGCTCTGTGAATGCCGGGCAATCCGCTGACATGAAGCTGGAGCCCGATAGGATGGGCGATCCGGCGACAGGCGAATAGGTCGCGCCCTCGAAGGTATCGTTAGCGGTATTATAGGCGAACCCGGCGAAGAGTTTGTATTCAGTGGCGCTGGCCAATCCAGCTGGGGTCGATGCCTGCTTAAAGGCGATCCAGCTATTGCTGAAGACCGGGTTGCCATTGATGACCGAGTAGTGGAACCAGAAGAGCTTCCACTGGGTGCCGGATGCGGCACTGGGATCATAGACCAGCGAGCAGACCTCATTGGTCCAGGTGATCTTCTGGCCGCTGACGGTTGCCTCGGTGATATCATTCACAACGCCGTCATCTGTCCAAGTTGCCCCCGCATCATCAGAATAGGCGAGGCGCGTGGTCTGGACATTGGTATTGATCGTCGGGAATAATGTTGACGGATTATTGGCGCTATAGCACATCCATGCCCGCGTGGCCGAGGCGGTGTCCGCTATGGATGGATCGAAAACTCCGTTTGTCGCGCCAGTGCTGAGGCCGATAGAAGTTCCGCCTTGGATCGGGGCGGCGACGCCGGCCGCGAGAGCGGCGCCGCTGATGGCACTCAATGCAACAGCAACAAGAATGGAAAGGAAATTTTTCATCAGCAGTGGGTCACGATCCCGTTTGTGCTGGCGAAGCTTGCCGTGGGAGAACCCGAACAAGTGACGCCTGCGGTTCCATTGGAAGATGGCACGCCCCCGTTTGATATGGTGAAGAAGTTTGAGGTTCCGGCGCGAAAACTATCGCCTTCGAGCGCCCATTTGTTGGTAAAGGTCGCCCCCGTGCCTGCAACAGGGTCTTTGAAATGGGAGCCGATTTCGTTGGTGACAGTGACGGTATTGTTGAAGGTCTGCGTTGGACCCAATACATTTATATCAACCTCCGCCACAGTGCCAGAACCGGAAGACACATCGTTGAAGGTCGCGCTTTGAATGAGGCCAATTCCAGTCGTCGTCCAGGCACCCGAAGCCGTGGTGCCAGATTGGGTGATCCTGCCGCCGCTGCCGAAGGTCCATAGGCCCGAGACTGTTGGCGTCCCTGCTATCGTGCCCGAGAAAGTGGGTCCCGATAGCGTGAGTCCGGAGATCGAAGTTGTGGTGCTGCTAGCAGAGACCGACGTGCTCCCCAATGTGATCGGAAAACCGGAACTGAATGAGATAAGCGCGGTGCACTCCGATACTGCATAGTTTCCCGCGCTATCGGCGCTGAACCGGCACCCCATGCCGGTGGGAACTGCCAGCGATGATCCGCCATTTACTAGGCCGGAATCGGGCGTGAAGGTCACAGTCCCAGCTCCGGTGTCCTGAATTTCAACGCTGAAGTCGTGCGTGAAGCCAGTGGTCCCAGCCGCAGCGATCGGCGCCGCGACATTGGACGCGCTGGAAAAACTTAGGATTGTGCCGCCATCGGTGGGCTGAATGCGATAAGCGCCAGTCTTGTAGCGAACCGGCACGCCATCGCTGATCTGAAAAGAGCCCGTGCCGGGCGCCTCGAAGACACTCAGACTCGGCGATGCAGATGTGACGTTGGCTGGGGCCGCTCCGCCAGCGCTGCTGCCATTCGTGCCATATATGCCTTGGGCGGCGGCTGAGCCACAGCAAAGCATCCAAATCGCAAGGATGCCTTTGAATAGATAGCGCACGCTCATTTCACGATCCAGTTGCCGGAGCCGTTGCATTGGAGCGCGACGCCCTGGAAGTTCGCACTGAGATAATAAAATGAACCGGTATCGATGGTATCGGCACCGTTCGGTGCCAGCGTGTAAGGGTAAGTTCCGGCGGATCCATATTCGTCTTTAATGTAAAGTTGCTTGCCCTTGACGCCGGAATTACAGGCATAAAGCGATTCCGTTTTTGTCGCCGCTGATGAGCTGTTCCAGGCGATGGTGACATCAGATGAAGATGCGGCGTCGGTTGTGCCCGAAGTTACCTCCCGGAAGATGTCCGGGTTCGCCGGCGGAATCCCGCAGTCCTTGATGATGGTACCAGAGGTCCCATTAAAGCATACGGCGTTGTTGCTGACGGCAGAGCTTGGACCGAGAACATCACCGCTGCCTGGCCCCGGGAAGGAATAAATGACGCCGCCGAGATTAAGATATAGCGACGGAGCAGCTTGTCCGATTCCGGCCAGCGTCAGTGTTGTGGCGGTGGTGGTCTGGCAGATCGTAAACAGTGCAAATGCTGAGGTATAGGTCCCGCCACTTGGCTGGCTACTGATGCCGAAGGGGCAGCTCGTGCCGCCATAAAGACCAAGGGCGTTGAACAACGGTGCCGATGGCGTCCCACCATCCGCAAGGATGCCATTCTGCCACCAGACCGGTGCATGGCCGGGCACGACCGGGCCTGCCTGTTGGATCGCGCCCTGGCCGAGTGCCGGGCCTGCAGCGGCCACGAGAGCCGCCACGATGACGGCAAAAGCGTGCCTGCGGGTCATGGTGGCTCCTGGCTACGATTTGCGCCTCTTACCACCGTTATCACAATGGGATGGACATGGGCGTCCGCGGCGGACCGAATGCGGTCACTCAACGCATGGTTATGGCGCAGCACCGATGGTCGGCGGGGCCATGCCAAGCGCGGCCGCCTTCGCTGCCGTGGATTTCTGCATGATGTCGGGATACTGCGCCATCATCAGTTGCCGTGCGGATTCCCGTGCGGCGTCCAAGTGTTTCCGCATCGTCGAAATCCGCAATTCATCCGGAAGCTGGTCCCAGCCTGGGCTTTGGATATCCTGAAGCAGCAGCATCTTTGAATAGCGGCCAGCGGTGCGGGTGTAGTCGTCATACTGTTCCGGGGTGAGCTGGACACCGCGAATTTTTTGCTCTGGCCGCGCCGGAAAATATTTATTCATCCGCAGGAATTCCTGGTCCACCGGATCATCGACGCCTTGGGATGGCCCCAGCGCGGTATGCGCCAGGATCGGTTCACCCCAGACATCGCGCTGCGGCAACAGCGCTGCGGAGGCCCCTGGAATGCCGGATTCGGCTGCCTGCGTCAGCGCCTGAATCGCGGTCTTCGCATCCTGAATTCTGATCTCCTGCTCCCGGCGATATGGGTCGATCAGTGTTGCTAACTGGCGCATGCCGACTGAGAACGGAATAAAATCGGCCGCCAGCCCGACGAGATACCGCTGGACCTTTACCGGTTCATCCCAGGCCCGGGCAGCCGATATGAAGTTAGAAAGTCCGCTCATCCAGCTTTCATCGGCGACAACTTCAGAAAAGCCGAACAGCGAACTCGCCGCGATCTGGAGTGCGGTCTCGTGGCCGATGGCGTGAACGATCTCCGTCATGTCGGCGACGCCGCCCACCAGCGGACCAAGCGGCCCGAGATATTTCCGGTACGGCACATAATAATTGCCGACCTTCATGCTGTAGGGCTGCCATCCGGTGCGCTTTAGCGTTGCCAACGCTTTTGGATCGGAAGGACCGCCGCCGGTCAGGATGCCTTCCCAGGCAAGTCCAGCAACGCCCACCGAGATACCGGTGCCGACCGCGATCTTCGCATATTGCGTTGACCGTGCCACCGCACCGTTGCGGCCACTGAGATTTTCGCGTACCGCCGGAGACAAATAGCCGAGCGGCGTGTGCTCGACCAAACCTTGCTCCAGCAGATTCATGCCGACCTGCATGAACGGCATTACCATCTTTGCCGCCATGTTGTTGTTCACGGCCCGCTGGAAATTCGCCATCGCGCTGTTGAATGGTGGCCGCTTCATCAGCACCATCTTCAGTGCTTCATCGTGTGCGGCGGCGATATCTTCCCGCGGTGGATTTTGCGTGAAGTTGGCGACGTGGGTGTCGAACGCGCCGGTACCGGGCTCCAGATCGGCATCGAAAGCGCTGCGCACCGCGCGCCGCGCGATCTCCTGCTCGTAACCCATGCCGTAAAAAACGGTGTGGATGGCTGAGACTATGCGTGACGGTGTTTCCAGCACATAGCCGGTGCCTTTCAGTAGCGGCCCGGAGTTCGGGAATATCTGCTGCGGTCGGAGCGCCTCGGTGCCAAGCGGCGCCACCATGTTGGGCAATTCTTCGCCCTCCAGCCGCGCCAATTCCTCGGCTCCCTTCATGTACGGAACACCGGTGCGCGCCGCCGCCACGGCCGGCGCGAAACTATCTCGGAGACCGCGATACATGCCGTAGAGCTGAGCGCTGATTTCCCGATAGGTGATGCGGTCTGCCTCGGCGCCCCGCAGCAGATCGAATGTCGCCGCCGCCATGGTAGTTGGAACCGCTTTGGTCAGTGCCCACACCGTGTTGCCGACGCTATAGCCAGCGTGCGTGATCGGCCCGGAGATCAGATTGTTGATGAAATAGCTCAGGATGCCGCCACGGATTTTCTGCCAGCGGGATAGGCGACTATCGGCCAGGAATTTTGCCCGCTGATCGGCCGTGGAAAGTTGGTTCATCAAGGCGCCTTCCTCGCGGAGCTGGAATAGCGTCTTGCCGGTGGTGCGCTTGATGAAGTCCACAACGTTCTCAGCGCCGGCGATGCGGTCCACTTTCTGGAAGGCATGGCCGGCGCGGCCCCAGCCTGCCGTCAGTTCGGCGCGGATTTCGGCGGCGAGAAGCGCCTGCTGGGAAGCCTGCGCATAGGCCACGGCGCCTTGTTCATCGAACCCGGCGTCGGACCAAGCCTGATACGCATCTGCCGCTTTCTGCGAGGTCTCCACCAAGAGCTCGCCGCTGGCCTTGATCTCATGATACAGCGCATAGGACGCGTCGCCGAAACGGGCGCTGTTGAAATCCATGTTGTCGCGGGCGAGCTGGCGCACGATGGCGCGGGCATCTTCTGTGGTGTTGAGATTTTCCAGCCGGATATTTCCGGCCTTGTCGATCAGCGTTCCGCTGACGGCGAGCTGTTGCTGTGGGTCGGTTTCGGCTTCGCCGCTTGCGCGTCCTGCAGGCCCAGCGCCAGCGCCGCTTGGTCCGCCGCCCGCTTGAACCGGTCCCTGATCGGTTGCGGCAGGTCCGTTGCCAGCGCCGCCCTGGCCCGATGCTGGGTTTCGAGCAGCGATTTCCTGCGCTCGTTCCCGTTCGAGGTCTTCGAGGCTCCTTGGCGCTCCGCGCTCATAGATTTCATCCGGCTCCCAAGCCTCGCCACGGCTTTCGAGGTATTCTTTAGCACGCCTTTCCGCTTCATCAAACTCGGCGTGTGCCGCTTCGGCGGCTTGACCCTCGCGGACAGCCATTTCTTCCACCGACATGTGGTCGAAAACCTTGGACCAGAAGTCGGGGTCTTTCGTGTCAAGCCCCAGTTCCCCGGCCAAGCGATCCACTTCGGCATTGCGATCCAGTGCCGCCCTGAATGCGGCGACATCCTCGGCATTATGCTCGGAATATTGGGCTTCCCCGCGATAATCGCGGTCGATTTTCTGCAACATTTCGTCGATGGTCGGCCGCTGGCCCTGGCTCTCCGGGAAATAGCCCGCATCCCACGCCGCCCGCGTCATCTCATCCAGGCTTTCGCCCTTAGGATTGAGCAGGCGCCGCATCATTTTCTTGTCGCCGCTCAGGATCGTGGCGATGTCACCTCTATCGTCCGCGATGCCGCCGCGGCGCTTGATGAAATCCAGCAGTCGCGGCGGTTGTTTCGGGACACGGACAAAGGGCCGCTCTATAACGGGTTTGCGGCGTGCTCCAGCGCCCGGCGTCGCAGCCTCACCACCGCCCTCTGCGATCGCTCCAGGCTCCGCAGCGCCTCCATTTTTTCTGGCGACTGGTTCGGGCGCAGCGCCGCGACCTGCAGCACCCTCACCCGCCGCTGGGACTCCTCCAGCTTTTCCTGCAAGCTCATCTCTGACCTCCGGGGCATGAATGCCCGCAAGTTGCTCCGTCTCATGTTCCGCGTTGTCGGCAACGATGTCGGCCTGGTGCGGCGGTGTCGCTTCCGCTTCAGCTTCATGGATATCGGCCATGGAGACTGGCGCTGTGCGTTCCGGCGCGATGACCGGTTCATGTCCCGGCGTGACTAGAAGCCGGTCGAAAACCTGACGGATTTCCGGCGTGATCGGTGACCGCAAGCGACTGACGGTCTGGTAAATCTGCGTCAGCCAGGCCTTGAATTTGGCAAACACATCGGCGAGGGCGCGCGTCGGCGCGGCACCTTCCATCATATAACGCTCAAAACCTCGGGCCCATTTCTCATGTGCCTTTGTCGGAATCGCTTCGCCTTCTTTGACGCCGAGCCAGTCGCGCACCGTCTTGGCATCGCGCGTCAGATTTTCCGGTGCCGCTTCATCGGCGGCATCCTTCATCATCTCTTCCAGCCATTGGTGACCGGTTTCGTGGATGAAGGTCGAGGCATCGGCATCCTTGAAAAGACGGATGGTGTTGCGGGCCTCTTTGAGGGAAATAGACCCGCGCTTAGCTTGGCGAAGTGATCGCACGTTCTCGCCCAGAGCCTTGAGATTTCCGATAATCTTCTCAGCCTGACGGGTGGCCTCTTCGGCAAGCTTTTGATATTGCACCAGATCCCTTAGTCCGAACTGCGATGCAGGATGCGCCTCAAGATAATCGGCGGCCGCAGTGTATTTTTCCGCGAGTGACGGGAACTCTTGTCGATATTCATCCGCCAACCTGCGATTGACTGATAGCGCTTTGGCGTGCGCGTCCCCGACCGGCTCGTCATTCGCAGCATTAAGCGACTGGTCAAGTTCGCGCGTCCGTTGTGCCATCTCGGCCGATTTGGCGCGTGTCTTCCCGGCAATGATCTCCGGGCCCTCGCGGTCGTAAATCTCCTGCGCGGTGCCCTTGCTGCCCCCAAAGCGGGCAGCGCGGGCTTCGTAATGGGCTTGGACCAGCGCGCCAGCGGCGTCGGCCTCTTCCTGGGGGCGCCCGATGGAGACAAGTCGCTCGCTCACGTGGGCGGCGATTGAGCCTTTTTCTTTTGCCGCCGGAGATACTGATCCAGCGCGTGGCACTTGCGGCACAACCGCTGGTCCGGGCGCGGCGGCTCCGGACACCGGCTGCACTGCGTTCCCCGGTGCCGTTTGTTCCGGCGGCACCGGACGGGCGACGGTTTCACTGGTCGGCGGCGTTTCAGCACGTGGAACATTTTGCTCCAGTGAAACATTTTCCGCAACTGCTTCTGGCGGCAAGCGTTTTTGCGCCTCCGCCATCGCATCCCGGACTTCCGGAGCGAGGTCCCAAAGCGCGTGCTGCGTTTCCAGAAGCTTGCTGCGGACCAGCGCCATAGAGGCGGTATCCTTGGTCGTGGCGGCATCGTAGGCTTCGCGAGCGTCGGCCAGCCTTCCTGCGGCGGCCTTGGTCAGCCTCTCCTCAACGCCATTAACTTTTCCCAATATATCGTCGATCTTGGCCTGAGCGGCTCGCGCCTCCGGCAACTCGGTGCGGGCGGACCCCAATTCCTGGAGCCAGTCACGATAGCTCTGCTGCCGAGTGACGAGCGAATCATAACGCTGGAACGTTCCTGGCGCGATTTCGCGGGCAATTGTGTTCACGTCCGGTGCGGGTGCTGGCGCGGGCCGCTCCGGTGGCGTCCCTGGCGCCGGTGCGGGCACTTCCGCCTCTTTGGCCGCCTTCTGCTGTGCCTGCACGGTCTGGCGGATAGCGGCAGCGCGCGCGGCCTCGGTCTCTTCCTTGGCCGGTGCGGTGCCGAAATATCCCGCATCCCCTTCCCCGATCACGCCCAGCCCACGGGCGGCACGGACATCAGCGAGATGTGGCGGGAATGGCCCGCCCAGATAGTTCGGGGTCAGAATGTCGCCACGTTGCAGGCTGTAATCGACATATTCGGCCAGGGTCTGGCCAAGACCTTCAGCGTTGATCGCGCGCCCGACTGGCGTCGTCTGGGCATATTTACCACCACCTTGCAGCGCGCTTTCGATGCCACCGACAAGCGCACTGGGAACGCCCGTCAATAACTCCTTAGTTCCGACGCCGAGATTGACCAATTCCCACACCGCCGGCCGCATGAACGCTTCGTTGAAAACCTTCGAGAGGGCGCCGTTTTTCTCATTGATGTCACTGAACACGCCAGAGGATTTGTAGGCTGCCTCTTTTTCTTCCTCGCCGGCTCTCGCCGACGCGCCCCAGTTATCGGCAAAGCCTTGTCCAAACGCGTTGAGCACATGGCCTTCCATACCGTAGCTGAAAAGGCCATCCCAAAAATCGCCGCTCAAGGTTTTCTGATCCGGTGCAAAGGCCTGGTCAGCGGTCAGCGCGTTGGAGCTAGGCCCGAAGGCGTCATCAGCGGTCAGAGGCTTTGTATCGCCAGGGTTCGACATCAGCCCCCCGGCAGCGGAACATCAGGCGCAAATATTCCGGCTTTTATTGCCTGCTCTTTTGCTTGTGCCGGCGTCAGCCGCTTCATTTGCACATCCAACATCAATGCCTTCAGTTTTGCACCCTGATCGGCGGTAAACTGCTTCTGTTGAATCGCGCGGTCAACCGACTGCGCCTTTGCCGGATCAAGAACGGCTTTGTTCTGGTCTGCCGTGATGGCACCGAGATTGACGCGGTTCGTATCTAGGATGCGGTCTTTTATGTCCTCGCCGAGTGGCCGCTTGAATGTATAGATGGAATTGTAGAGATCACCTTTCGGCGCGAGTATCTGCGACAGCGATTTTCCGGCGCTGCGTTCGGCTTGGATGGCGGGAAGTGCCTGAAGCAGGAATTTCTGGAACAACGCTTCGCCTTTCGGATCGTAATATCCAAGTTCCGGCACCTGAGCCGAGAGTGTCTTATGGGCCTGGTCAAAGAAGGATTTCAACTGCGCCGCATCGGCGTCGCCCTGCGGGGTGCCCCGCGTCGCCAGCAGATCGCTTAGCCGCGCGAGCCCGGTGTTCGTCAGCGGCCCGTCTTCGCCCGGCGTCACATATTGCCAGAGCTGATCCACCGATTTCACTTGATCAGGATCGCCTGCGGGCGCCAGCACGCGGTTCATCATGCCGGTGAATTGCGTTCCCAGGTTGTTAGCCCTGCCACGGGCATTGGCATCGAAGATGTTTTCGACGTGCATCGCGGCATAGGGATTGTTGAGCTGCACATTGCTCCAGGCCGCCGCGACTTCCGGACTGACCGATTTCAGCTGATCTTCGCTGATCGGGGGGCGGTCACCGGCAAGCGCCTGCTGCACCACATGGGTATCGATGGTGACCTGCTGCTCTTGCTGCTGGATGGTCTGATCCAGGCCGCGGCGGACACCTTCGACATAGCGCTCCTGCGCATCGGGATAATTCGGGAACATCCTGACCGCATCGCTTTGCGCCCTGGTCAAAGTCTCGTCCATGGTGCCGCGCAATGCATCGACCGTCGAAGGATAACGGCCGCCACCTTTCGCACCCCAAGCCCAATGGACATGATCACCTTCATTGATCAATTCCGTCGTCGGCAGCCCGTGGGCCGCCATCGTCGCCTTGACCTGCGCAAACGTGGTTCCCTTCGGCAGCACAAAATCAATCGCCTGGCCCGGTATGTGCTGGGAGTTCGGAACGCCACCGACTTCGGCATTGTGTTCCGGGGTGCGCTGCTGCGATGTAATAGCGGCACCCGGAAACGCGCTGCGAACCGCATTGGCGGCATCGGTTTCGGTGAGCGCGGCGCCAGCTTGCGGCTGCCCGGGTGTTCCCACCATCAGCGTGGCATCGGCTTTCGCCTGCGTCACCGCAGAATTTATCGCTGGGACCAGTTGGTGATTGATCACGGCCTCTTTGACGGATCGCGATATCGTATCGTAATCCGGCCGCGATCCCAGGACATCACCGCTTTTGTCGAAGACACCCTGCGCTGCGGCGGGATCACTGACGATGAGACTTCGAATCCGCGCCAGCGCGACATCCTGATCCGCCTTAAGCATGGCACCTTCGGTATCCTGGCCGGCGAGCTGGGCGTTGCGAACATATGATTTGCGCACCTGCTGCTGAGCCATCGCGACGGAAGTGGGATCGGAAGGGCGCCGCGCGATGCTATTCAATGCCAGATTGGCGCGTGTGGTGTTGGTATCGGTCGCCCATGTTTTTTGCTCCTGATCGGTATGGGTGCCGATTTCGTTGAGCCATTGTGCCCGATAGCGGCGGGTATCGACATCATATTGCAGCCGGGCCTCCGGGGTCTGCAAGTTCTCCCGGTTTTCGCGGATGATGTCATCAATCTGGTGCTGGACCTCCGGCGCGGCAGACATCGCATCGGCACCACGTTTCCCAAAGAAGCCGGTGTCCGGGGCCATGGTGCCATCGGGTTGCATGATCTGATGGTTAGGATCGCCGTGCAGGATATTGGTAACCTGCTCCAACGTGTTGTTGCTGCCATTATCGGCGGCGACGGTGCCATAGAATTTCGTGGTGTCGATCACGGCGTGGCCGAGATTCTTTCCGGCCTCGCCGACCTGCGCGCCAAAATCTCCCGGCGCGGCTTCTATGTGCTCGAGATCATCCGGCGCCTGAACCCTGGCCTCTTCTGTTGGGACTCCGGTGTACGGAACGGCTGCCATCTCAGTAGAGCCCGCCGCTTTCCTGCATCCACTGATATTCGTCTGGCACCGTCGGCGAGCCGCTCATCAGGGACGCCGGCGCTCCGGTGGCTCCCGGCTCGAACGTCTGGGCACCGCTGCCGCTCGATGCGGAAGAGGAAAATGGATCACCGAGCAAATTGGCCGTCGCGGGACTTCCCGCGATCTCTACCCCTGCGTTGATATAGCCCGCAGTGACATCAGAGGATGCCTGCTTGCGGAGCAACGCGGCTTGGGCATCCTCACTTGTAGCCTGGACCTGATACCCATAGGCCTCCAGCGCACCCTGGCGTTGGACATTTCCAACATCAAGATTGCCAAGTTCGCGCTGGCTGGTTTGCACCGCTTCCGGTGAACCACTGTTGACATCGAGATTGTTCGCGGCAAGCCCGGCGCGAACAGTGCCAGATTTTGCGCGGGCTTCTAGCGCAGCACGTTCCTCATTGGCCGCAGTGGCTGCGCCCGCCATCTGGGCATTGCGCCGTTGAATGAGGGCGTTGTTCGATGCCACCTGGGCCTGATACTTGGCCTGGTTGGAGGACGCATAGCCGCCTTTGATGGACCCGAAGGCCGACAGTATTGGACCGATGAACGGGATACCGCCGCTGCTCAATGCCGTGTCTCCGGATGGTAGCCAAGCCTGATAACATAGTGATCGCCGACGGGCACGCGGTAGCGTTCGTTTCGAAGAATTTCATGCTGCGCCTGCCGGTGTGATTTGCCGGTCTCCTCTTCGCCGCTTCCAAAGCCGAGATAAACCGCGAAGCGCACCGCGGCTTCATCTTCCGGCAATACGGTGGTTTGGATTTCACGAAAATCAGCCATGATCGAGGCCAATTCGGTACGCGCCGCGCGCACGATGGAGAGCGGCATCGACGCAATATCCCGCGAGATCACCAGCCAGACATAGGCGACATCGTTCAGGAGCGTCCCGGCAATTCCCCACATCGCCACCGGTTTGCCATCGATGATTGCGGTCCGGCAATAAGTCGATGCCAGAAATGCCCGATGGAGGGCGCGCCGACCGTCCTGGCCAAATGCCTCAAGCGCCAGCATCGCAGCGGCCCGCATTGATTGGCTCATCGGGCGGACGTGACGGATCGATGCGGGCACAATGCGATAATCCTTCATAAGCCGCCGCTCCTTCTCAACATCCAGCGCCCCGGGGTTCGTGGCTCCTGCTGCTGGCCGCCGGACGATGGTGGTTGCTGCCGGTAGGTTTCTTCCGGGGTATCGCCTTCCAGAATTTCCGGGATAACCGCCAAAACTTCAAGTGCTTGAGGCAGCGTCTGCTGCACCGCGACTTGGCCTGGTTTGGCCCACGAATCGTCAACGATCTGCCGGATATCCCCGGTCCAGAGTTGGGTGACGGTCTGTCCCGCCGGAGACTGATAGGTGGTGGCGCCCTGCTGCTGCTCCTGCGACGGCGCCATATTCGTCCAGGCTGGCGCGACCTGCGGCGGCGACAGCGCTTGGCCGTCCGGCTGGTTGACGCCCACCTGGAACGGCCCGCTGGCCGCCAGCCGCACCGTCACCGCTGGGATAGCTTTGCGCCGGCCCTGGACGGTCGGCTCGCCTCCATTAAGATAGGGCGATTGGATCTGCGGCGTGAACGGCAGTCCGGCTTTGACGTTGCTGGCTTCGAACGGCAGCGCGATGGTGCCAGTGGGGCCAACGGCGACGGGACCAAACGGAATGCCATCAGCGAGCCCGACAACCTGCATCCCGGCCAGATGCGGTGCATTCAGGGAATTTACGGGCGTTGCCAAGGTCCAGCTACCCGATGGTGCAAACGGCACTCCAGGAGATGCCAGCGACGGCCCCAGCACCCATGCACCGGTGACATGCTTGGTGTCGGTGTGACCTGTGATAGAGGCGATCCCGCCACCCATGCGCAGAATCTGCCCGACGGTGCCCGCACTGAATACGGCCGCAGAAGCCGTGAACGTGACCGCACCAGAGGCCGAATTGGCAAGAAGCGTGGCCGAAGGGTTTGACATCGGATTGGAGACGCCGGAATCGACGGCATAGGAATCCTCGACGGACTGCCAGATGCGGTTGTCCATCCGCTCCATGACGTAAATTCCGGCCGGCGCGTATGGTGGAAACCGCTGCACCACGCAATAAACGGCGTTCACCGGCGGCTCGGTGACGGAGGCAATTCCCACCACCAGCCCCTGGGTGTCGTGGCGCGCCCAGCCGAAAACCTCCTGCTCCTTCAGGTAGGTCAGCGAGATCAGAGTGCCGTCGTCACGGCAGGCCCACACGGCCTTGTAAGGCTTGCGCGCCCAAGTCCATTGCACGATCTGCTGATAAAGGAAGAGATGCGTGGCCAGGATGGTAAGGTCCGCCCCGGTGTAGATATTGGTCCATGCGGTCCAGGAGAGATCGCGGACGGTGGTGTTGCCGACGGCCTCGCAATAAAGGACATCATAATCGACTGGAATCGGCGGAATGGTCGCGGAACAGCCGTTGAACGCCTGGGGCTGCGCCTGCGTGGTGCTGGGCGTGATCGGCTGGGAGTTCAGGTTATAAGAACCCTCGCCGACGATCTGCCATGCCCGGTTGCCCGTCATGGTGATCAGGCCGCCCGGCATCGGGACCAGCCATTGGACGCCATTGACTTGCTCGGTCCATGGCGTGGCCGTGATCGCGTCCGTGGCGCTGGTCGGGATGCTGGAGTCCATGTTGAAGTAAGCACCGGTCTTCGAGGTCCAGAACGTGTCGGGATTATTGAACGAATCGGCGAAGAACAGCCGTTGCTGGAAATAAGCGCAGACCCCGGGATAAGTCCCGCTGGCCGGGCCGACCACCAGAGTGCCGCTGGCGCCGCTGCCCATGGTGCCGCCGCCGCTCAGTGTGGCGCCGGATGGTGTCCCGTTGGAACTGCCGCCAGCGCTTAGCGTGTACGCATTGCCCACAGCGCCCGGCGTTTTATAGGTCACATAGATGTGGGTCGCATCGACGGTGTAATCCGCGCAGGCAAGGCTCAGATTGGCCGACTGGGATTCCAGATAATCGGCAAGTGTTTGGAGTGTCAGCGCCAGGGTATTTTCGAGATGGACATCGCCAGGATTTACCGGCACCGCCTTGAAGGTGATCACTTGGCCGTTGAATGTGACATTGGAACTGGCCGCCGGATTGGCGGAAAATAGGATGTCGCCGGTCGCGAGGCCACCGCCGCTGTCGGTGACGCTGAAGGTGTCCGTCGGCAGATAATCCTGGCCGCCATTCTGGACGAAGATGCCGGCAAAGGCACCGTTGACGACGAGCGCCTGCCCGACGAAGCCGCTGCCGGTGCCGGTGCTGATGGTCAGCCCGATGGTCTGCTGCGAATAATTGGAGCCCCCGACGATAGCGGTGCTGCCGAGAATGGCGCCTTGCGCGAACGGATTTTGATGCACAGGCGGCACCTGGGTGTAATCCGGCGTGATATTGGTGTCGGTGAAGGAAAGCCCGGTGGAATTGCCGACATAACCGTGAATGACGCCGACAGGGACTGGCACATTGTAAGAGGGCACCGCGGAATAGATGTTATAGCTGCCGGCGCCGGTAACCTGGGACCAGCTCACGGTATTGGTGCCGAGGTTGACCGAGATATCGTTGTTCAGCACGCCGGCCGGCGTGCTGGCGATGCTTTCCTCGCCGGTCACCGCATTAACAGCCGTCACGACATATTCGTAATTGACGACGGTGCTGGACGAGGACTGCGCGATGGCGCTTGTGCTCGCCGGAGGGCTGATGGCGGCCCCGAAGGTAATTGCCGCCAGGGTCCAGGAGGCAGCCGAATTCCTGGTCAGGTTGTACGGGGGATACTCCGTGCCGGTGACCGGATTGGAGCAGGTCAGCGTCATGACATCGGCGGATTGCGAGAATTTCAAGTAGGGCAGATCAACCGCCGCATAAGGCGTGCTGACGGTATAAATGCGCGCCGCAGTGCCTCCGCTCGTGTAAACGCCGAAGCCAGTGGCATCGACCGGATTACCGTTAAGGTCCTCCAACAAAAAATGACCGCTTGCTGCTCCGGAAACAATGTAGGTATTTCCGTTGAGCTGCGTCGTTCCATTGACGCCGGAAATGTAGACCCAGTCGTTATTGGCAAATGGCGTCCCGGCAACGTCGATCTGGCACGGATCAGAGTTGCTGACTCCGGTGATCGTTACCGGATTTTCCAGGACATAGCCGCCCATGTAAACGAAGCGGACATAATTGTCGCCGAACTCCAGGATGTAGCCTTGGGTGATCGAGAACTGGAACGGAATCGGCCGCGGCGGTCCGGAGCCTGTCACGCTCTGCTTGCACCGCCCGACGTAAGCCAGGCCGCCGCGTGAAAGGGCGCCCCCGCGATAGTTGACCAGCATGTTGCGCAACGTCGTCGCGGCGACGTGCATCTTCTGCAGATCGACCTGTCCATAAAGCTCCGGGCTGATCTCCCCAGCCGCAAATGAGCCCTGGATCAGAGAAACCACCATCGCCTAGAACACGCTCCCGCACCAGGAAAGGGCGGCGTCCCACGGATAATAGACATAGCCGGAATAGGCGTCGCCGCCGAAGCCGCCGCCAAGATTGGACCAGTAGCCCTGCGATCTGGCCGTGAGCCAAATCGGAATATGGTCAACGCCCTGGGGCCATCCCGATTCATTTCCATTCGCGACACGCGCATCGGCAATCGCGTTGCGTGCGATCACCGCTTGCTTGTCGCGCTCGGCGATCATCAGTTTTTTGTCCGTGATCGCTGTCGGCGCCAGCACCATGGCCATCATCGAGACCAGCGCCTCGCGGAACATGGCGTCCCATTCCTCGATCACGGTCCCAAGCCGCGTATAGACAAAGTGTGCCTGACAACAATCCGTGAGGATGATTTTGCGATTGATGGGGCCGACGCCTTCTGTCCGCTGGAGGTCCGGTAGCTGCGTCCATGGCACCGAACCAATTTCGATTGGATATTGATCACTGGATGCGACGAGGAAGCGCCCCGGCGTCAGTGGGTACTGCGTCAGTGCTGAAGTCCCGGTGGTCAGCGGAATGCCGGTGGCGGAGACAGGCTGCGCATTGCTGGGGTTCCAGGGCATCCAACGACCCTGCACCGCATCTATCGGCCACGCATAGGCATAGGTCCAAGGACATTCCACGATAGGGCTGATCGGCGGCGCGGAATTGCCCGTGGCGTCTGCGAGCAAGGTCAGCTTGGCGTTCTTGCGCGCCCAATCCCAATGCGCGGCGCGGAGCAATTGGCGCAGCGCCTGTCCATAATTCCGGCGCGCGACTTCCGCCACCGGCGAGCCATCGGTGACGTCACCGATGATCTTGCCGCTCTCGCCGAGCCTGTCCAGCGCCTGGTTCACAATAGCGCTTGGTGGGGTGAGATAAAATATCGGTGCGTCTGTCATGGCGCATGCTTTCGCAGATAGGCTGCGGCAGCGTCGGCAATATCAGGATTGTCCTTGAGCATTCCGAGAGCTGTATTGCAAGCGTTGCACAGGATTCCGCGTATTTTTTTCGACTTATGGCAATGATCAATGCACGGTTTTGCGTTATTGGAGAAGGAGTTCACAAATTCGTTCTTGCAGACAAGGCACCGCGCGCCTTGCGCTACCATCATCTCGCTTAGCTGTTCCGCCGTAAGATTGAAACGAAGTCTCTTTTCGCGCAACCGCGCAGCCTGCGGATCTCTCCAATAGATATTTTCGCGAGTTTCCCTCCCCTTCTTCCTGACGTGCTCTGCGTTTTTTTCTCGCCACTCCGCATGCTGTTTTTGAGCACACGTCTTGCACCTTCGAGATAAACCACCGGCACACCCAGAATGCGGCGTGAATTCTGACCGGGGTTTACGCTCGCCGCACTTTGAGCAAAGGCGCCCTTCTGGTGTTTCGACCGTGGGCATTTTTGGTTTTGCCCCCCGGGCCACCCACGCCTTGGAGACTCGCGCTTTCTGGCGCGCGTTTATCTTTTCCTTATTTTTCCGGTCATATTCCCGTTGATAGGACTTCGTGCACTCCTTGCACCGACCAAGAACGCCGTCACGCTTCGAAATCCAAAAGTGCTGAATTGGCTTCCATATCTTACATACTGTGCAGGCGCGGCCGCTTGGGACTACCAGTGTAGAATCCTCTGCCATCAGCCCCTCACATTCGCCATGGCGCCGCCGGTCGCGACGGCTTCGGCGGCATCTTCCTTGACTTCGTTCGCGTCCGCACCGAAGGCTTTGGCGAATTTCTTACCGAGATCGGAGACCAGCGCAGCGACAAAGCCGGGGTGCCATTGCGCCGGATCGGTGACGCGGCGCGGATAGACTGCCAGGGCATTGGTGATATTCGTCAGCACGACCTTGGCCGGCGGCCCGGAGGCGGCGGGCGGCATCCCGCTGACAACGGGCGTGGGATCGTTATCGACCCGGAACAGGCCGGGGAGCGGATCGCTGTCCGGCATTTGGCTGGGTTGCTGGATCACGGCCCAGATATCGACCGCGTCGCCGGGGTAGGCATATTCATAGAGAAAGCCCGGCAACGGATAGATATTTGTCCATGGCGTGATCGGCGGCAGATAGCCCCCGTTCGGCGGCGGACCTTTCAGGAGTGTCAACGCCGCCACGGTGCGCTGGAACGACCAGTCCGTGACCCGCAGCAGCGCATCGCGGGCCTCGCCATAGATTTCAAGCGCGGTCTTGGCCTGTTCGCTTCCTTCGTAGAGATCGCCGATGCGCAGCGGGACGCCCCCGGCGCGCAGGCCCTGGTTCACGATGTCGGCGGCCTGGAGTCCCATCACATTCTCCTGAACGCGCCGTCATCGACCATCTCGGCGGTTTGCGCCACCCGGGCCGAGGTATCAAGGATTTCCTTGGCAAAGTCCGGCCGCCCGGCAAGGGCCATGGCCAACGGGTTGGCCAGGCGCCGCGCCACGGCATCGGCAAAAACCGCATCCCATTGTGCCTCGGTGACTTCCGAGGTCGTATAGGTGGCCAGCGCGGCGAGCTGGTTCGTCAGGATCACTTTCGTATTGGTGCCGGAGATAACATCAAAGCCGACATTGGCGCGAATCGGCTGCGGGTCATTGATGTCATAGGAAGCGGCCGGCGGTTGAACCTGGCGCAGCCGGAGGCAGTCCGCGGGATAGAGATATTCGTAGGCCCAAGGCGGCAGCGGCGTTGCGGCACCGGAAAGCACGAGCGCCGCAGTGAACCGGGCAAAGTCGGGATCCAATTCGCGCAGCATGAGTTGCACCGTCGGCGCGTAAACGGTATTGGCGGCATTGGCCGCGGGCGAACCGTCCGTCAGGGATGTGATCTGGGTTTGAGCCGCTATTTGCTGCAGCGCGGTATTGACAACGGCGACCAGGGTTGTGCCCATGGCTCACCCCGCACGCGACTCAGCCGATTCATCCTCGTAACTTAATTCGAGCACCTGGAGACACGCCGATTTTCCGCCGAATTCGTTGTCGGAGCGGCTTTCCAGCCGCGCGGTGCCGATGAGGTGGATCATATCGCCGCGCTCAGCATTGTCGCTCAGCTCGACCTTGGCCAGTTCCGCGCCGGTAAAGCAGATGCAGGCAGGCCCGGACAGATCGAAGAATTTTCCGTCCTCGCCAGCGAATTCATGAAGCTCCACCTCGATCCGGCAGTCTTCGCGACCCACAAAGGTGCTGGTGACTTCGCCGATCGCCGAGAACCGCATTGTGGCGTTGGGTTCGATCTCGCCGCCGCCAGCCGCCTCAAGATCGTCCTGCGAAATGCTGAAGCACAAGCCGCAGGGATATTCCGGCGGCTCATAATCGGGCGGCATGCCCTTGGCACGATCATAGCGCTCCTCGTCATCATAGGCGACCGAGCGCATCTGGCGCAGTGACATGCTCTACTCCGTTTCGGGGGCGCCTTCGTTCGGCATGCCGTCCTGGTCGCCGTCCTGATTGCCGGGTGGCGCCTGCATCTCCGCAAGGTGGCGCTCATTCATCGCCTTCTGCGCGGCCTCGTGGCGGGTGTGCATGGCGCGGATCGCGTCGCGGTGCTGGCCGTGGAGATCGCGGGCCTCTTTCTCATGGCCCTTATGCATCTCTGCGCGTTCCGTCGCGTGCTTCTCCATCGTGCCTTTGTGATGGGTCTCATGCTCCGCGAGTTTTTCTTTTTCCTTTTCTTTCGGCTTGGCGGCTTCTTTCTTGCCGTAGCGGCCTTCGGCGCGGGACTTCGGTTCTTCTTTGGCCATCAGGGGCTCCTGTCGCGGTAACGATGATCGGCTTTCTTCTTGCCGATATCCGGAAATTTTGCATGTACCTTTCGCCGCACTGCGGCTTGCTGGGCAGCACTACCATGTTGGGCGACGCGGGCCAATGCATTCCTGGCGTGGGAGGCGTCGGGAATGGGATAAGATCCCGCACCGGCACCCTTGGGACCCGTTCCGTGGCCGGGCAATGCAAAATCGCTGCGGGGTAATCTCTGACGCTCGTGCGCGCTAAGCCAGCCCCTTTTTTTAGCCATGGCGGTCAGTCCCGCTTGCGGTAGCGGCGGTTCGCCCGCTCCTGAAGCTTGTTGCCGGTCTTGTTCGCGGTCGCAATGGCAATTCCCTCGGGCACACCTGACTTCACCATTGCGCTGGCCTGCTCGGCCGCTTTCTTCGCCGCTTCGCCCTTCAATTTCTTGTTATGCTTCGCGGCGAAACCCGCTGCATCCCAAGGCATTAGCCACCCGGCAACCCGACGATCAGATAGTTCATCACATTGGACGACGCGCTGGTCTGGGTCACGGTCATAGCGCTTATTGTCGTGCTGCACTTGAGCGCGGTGTCGGCCACATTGTTGATGCTGACAAAACATTCCGGCGCAGTCGCATAGGCAACCGGGAACGCGACGACGCAGGAGGTCGAAGCCGTTGTGCCTTCGCTGACCTGGCCGCTGACGCCGGTGCCCTTGACGGTTGCCGTGCTGCCGCCACAGATCGAGGTGGTCGTGGTCAGCGTCGGAACTGCGTTTTGGGCGCTATTCTGGCCCAGCATGAAGGCCCGGAGCTGGAGCGCCGAGGCGTAGACGCTCGTGGTCTGCGTCAGCGATCCGGTCGAGATATCCAGGAAGGCATCCGCTGCATTGATCGTGGAAACCAGCGGCGCCGTGGTGATCTGCGCCAGTGCCAATCCGGCGGCCAAAAGAGCGCCGCAGATCAGGCCACCAAAAAGAACCTTGCGCTTCATTGCTTTTCTCCTGCTTTCATCGCGGCGTCATACTCGGCGCGGAACAACCCATCGCCGTTGATGGTAATTCCGATATCGAAATACTTCGCCAGTTGGAAGAACTGGTTGGCGCCCATGGCCTCCGCCGCCCAGGCATGCGTGGTCGGAAAGTCGCGGCCGCCTTCAAACTTCGGGACTTCGCCGTCCTGGTTGAAAGATCCGCCGTAATTCAGGGTCAGCGGTGCCGGCGCGTCATCCGACTCAATCGAGGCATGGTGACGACCATCCATGTAACAGCCATCCCAGCCCCAGTAGACAAAATCGGTGATGCCCGCCATGCGGTGCAGCAGCCAGCTTGCCGACAGTGTGATGGACGGCTCAACCGGCACCCGCGCCATGCCAGGCACCGGCTGGTCGCTGACGTGCCAGACTACGACCGGACAGCCCTTGAGTTTGTCGAAAACGTCGGGATGACATTTCGAAGCCACAAGATAAACGGTCTTTTTCGGCGGATTGTCGGGGATAAAATCCGCTACCAGCGCCTGGGGATCGCAAGCCGCCCAATAGGTCGGAGCGAGACCGCGATCCAGGAACAGTTTCAGCGCACCGTTGAGCGCCAGTGTAAGCCCATCGATGTCGGCGAGATCGACGCGCAGCGCTGAGGGCCCGTTGGCAATCACGGTCAGCTTCCGGCGACACAGCGCTTCCGGCAGAAACCGCAGCAGCGCCGCAGCGATGTGCTCCTGGCAGACGGCATCGCTGAGCGGCGGGATGCCGGGCATTTCCCGGATCAGCGCGCCAGCCGGACATGCGTCGGCATCGATGATGGGAAGCTCACGCCCCACGCTGCACCACCCAGAAAATTTTGCTGATCGCCCGGTAAACATTCATCTTGTTGACCGCCAAGACGGTATCGGCGGCGTTGGTCGCTGCGGCGCCGATCTTGCAGCCCGTTGCAGGATAGACCTTGAAAGGGAAAGTGGCGCCGTTGGCAACGGAAACCTTGAGGCCGGTAAATCCAGCAAACAGCCTGACACCGCGGGTCGAAGCGGTGGCGTTGACGGCGACGATCACATTGAGGCTGGTGATCGCGGCCGCACCGCCCTGGGTGGCGCCCGTCGGCACGGCGATCTGCGGGCTACCCTCCAGTGTGCCGTAGATCCCAGCCGTTGCCATGTGCGTGAAAACGACGGTCGGCACAGAAGAGGTACCGCCGACGGTGCCGAACCCCCACCAGGTGCTGAACGGCGGCACGATGTTGTTAGCCGGCAGCGTCACGCCGGCGCCGGCCTGCAGGATCTCTTCGTACTGGGTGCCGTTCTTGATGCGGACAAAGAAGGTGCCGCCGACCACGAATTCAGGCAGAAGAGCAACGATCTGCGCTGCGGACGCCGTCACATCGCTGAAAGCCTTGGTCGGGCCGGTGCGCGCGATCTGGCCGGCGACAAGACCAGCCGCCGTCAACGTGCCGGAAGCCGCAGTGATGATCGCGACTTCGGTAATAGCCGAAGCGTCGCCTTCGTTGGCCAGCGCGGCGATCTGAGCCGTGGTGCAGGTGACCTGGACGGCACCGCCGTTATCGATGCTGACCCGCTCCGACCCGGTAAGGACGCCGGAGGCAATCGTTCCGGACTGATACTGAGTCATGGGTTTTCCTCTATGCTACCGCCCTGTCGCCGACAAAAACCGGGCCCTGCGGCCCAGCAGCACGTTCCGCCAGGCTGACATCATGGCGCTCCGGCACGATGGTTCCGGCCTGACGCCTGGGACCAACCGGCACCCGCGGCGCATGAACCAGCTCGACTTTGCTTTTTGGCTGACCCGGATTGAGGGCACCGGTGACCAGCGGGACCTGGCCGTGGGCGGCCTGCATCGCCGCCTCGACCTGTTCGCCGATACCAGGGGTGTGGCCGCCGATCCAGACCAGCATGGCGCCATAGACCTCTTCGGCCTCGCGGTTGCGCGGAATGAAATTCTCCGACGGTGGCAGATAGGTCTTGATCTGGTCGCCGGGCTGGAACTCCTGGGCGTTGGTGCATTCGAAGAATCCGCCTTCGCCGACCAGATAGAGCGGTGCGCAACCCTTGGCCTCGAAATCCTTCAGCAATGCCTTCATCTTGACCAAGCCACCGGCGCGGCGATCTAGTTCTTCCGCCGAGATCGGCTTGATATAGCCCGGCTGCTGCATCGCCTGGACTTCGATGAGATGCGCCAGTGACGCGACAAAACCTTTCATTTCCTCGGACCGCGAATCTGACGCCGCGGCAGGCGCGACCTGCGCCAGTCGCGCGGCGACGGCCTGATCGACCAGCTTGGCAAATTCCGGATTGGCCATCAGCGCGTTGAGATCCATCGCGGGAGCGCGGACTTCCTCGCCGACGCCCAGATCGGCATCGCTGGGATGCTCGTCGTCGTGCGTGAATTCCGGCCCCGCAGGCTGCTCAACCGGTGCCGCTTCGGCAGCGATATTATCCGTCAGAAGACCCTTCTGCTTCAAATGGAAGCGGATGACTTCGGATCCGACACCATAGGCCGCAGCCAAGTCATCGACGGACTTGCCGGCCTGAAATTGCCTGCCGATATTGATGATCTGGATAGCCTTCAAAGACATGGGAACCTCAGTAATTGGCTGGATAGAGCGGATTATCGTCGATGCCGGTCATCAGGTACGCGCTAAGCGCGCCCGTCAGCATCGGGCCGGTGCTGATCAGATAGTTCAGCCGGTAGAAGCGCGGGAAGCCCTGGCCGGGATAGCGCTTCGGCACCGTGAAACTCACGATGGGATTATCCGACGTGATGAGATCCGCGACGGGGATATCGTCGGACTGAACGATGATATCCCAGGTGCCCGGCACGCCGGACCCTGCATCCACCGCAGCTTCCAGCTGGAAGCGCATCGTAGCGGCACCACCGGCGGTGAAATTCGTATTGATGAAGACACCGAGTTGCGGTGCCGAGGCGTTGGGACCGCCGCCGCCGAGGTCTTCGCCCATCGCCGCCGTGGTCGGCGGGGTGCCCGGCACGAGGCCGGTGATGTTGGTGGCTGCGACATTCACGCCCAGCCCGGCCACATCGTAGACGCCGGTTGACACCGCCGTAACGGTGAGCACTTGCGAGGACGAAAGTACGGAATTCAGGTCCAAGATCATGGGAATACCTCTTCTGTCTCTTTGTCCTTCAGGTCACGTGGGTTTCGCTGCTCTTGAGCTGGTCAAGAATCCGGATCGGCACGCCGCGATAATTTTCGGTCGGGAAGCCCGCAAAATCCTTCGGGCTGATCAGGACGTTCTTGTCGCGGATGGCCTGGATGTCCATGAAGCCGCGCAGGGTGCGGTTGGCGTAGATTGCCGGCCGCACCACCATGCCCATTTCGGACTTCGCGTCGGTCTGGGTCACATTCGAGACGGAGCGGGCCATCTTCGGCAGACGCAGCACCATCTTGGAGAGCGTGGCGAAAATGTCGAACGGCGTGGCGCCGCCCAAACCGGCCGAGGTGACATCGAGGTTGCACAGCCGCACACCCCAGCGCCAGTCTTCGACGCAAAGCCCAGCTTCCTGCTTGAACCATGTCACGGCCGCCCGGTAGGGATTGCCGAGCGCGTCGTAAGCCAACTGGGTGTAGTCCAGCGGTTCCAGTTTCAGCCCCGCAGTCGATCCTTTGGGGAAGACGCCATAAATCGAGCGCGGCGACCAGCCGAGGAGATACATTGAAGTGTTGTTGGAGCCGGTGCCTCCGCCATCGAAGACATTGGAGGCGTTGTCGGCCGTGGCGCCGTTGACGGTGTTATAGAACGCGCCGAGCCCGGTAAAGCTCGCCGGATTGGTGAGCGCATTGCCGTAGACAAAGGTGCCGGCAATGGTCTGGCTCATGCCCTCCAAGTGGGCGTTATCTTCCTCGTAGCGGAATTTGTTCTGGTCCTCCGCCATTTCGAGGATTTTGCGGTCCACCGTGAACTGGTCTTCCAGCATGCCGCAGTTGATGCGGCCCTGACCGGTGGTGGACTTGGACATCGGCACGCCCTGGCCGATATAGCGCCACCAGCCGGGGGGAATGGAGGTCCGCACGGTGTAGACATGCCCGGTATTGGTGTTGCCTTCCTTCCAGACGATATCGTCATAGATTTCGTTGGCCTGGCTCAGCAGTTCTGCGACATCTGCGGCATCGCCGGTGGGATCGGTCCGCCGGGCCAAGTCCATCAAGGTAAAGGGGGCGCCTGTCGCCATTGGTCAAACTCCTCGTTAAGTCCGTGGTCCGGCCTTGTTGCCGTAGCGCTTGTCTTCCGGCCTTTGACTGTTCTGCGGGTTGTTAGGCTGGCCATCGACGGGGGCAGCGCGTTCCCGCAGCACGCGCCCGACCTTGGCCCAAGCCATGATGTTGGCCGGATGGTCGCCGAGACCGGTGTAATTCAGGACTTCCCAGAACGCTTCGCGCTGCTTCTTGTCCGGGAGAATCTGACCGACCGCGAATTTCGCATCGTTCAGGATGGTGTCGCGGCGGTTGCCGGCCTGCTTGTAGAAATCGTTCTGCCAGCTGCGGCGAGTCTCGGCGAAGACATCCTGCTGCTGCTGCGCCATGGCGTCTTGCATGGCGGTGATATTGTGGCCGTAGAAATCGACCAATTCCTGACCGGCTTCTGGCGAGATGTTGTGCTTCGCCAAGATGTTGGAATAGGCGCTGACCTGTTCCGGCTGCGGCTTGACGGTATCGGCGAATTTGAATTCGTATTTCGGTGCCTCGGGCTTCGGCGGCTCGGCGTCGGGTTTTGGCGCTTCTGCAGACGCTTCAGGGGCAGGTGCCAGCGCATCGGCTGGCGGGGCGGCTTCGGGTGCCGGAGCAGGCGCGGGAGCAGCGACTGGAGCCGGTGCCGGGGGCGTAGCATCCGCAGCCGGAGCAGCGACGGGCACAGGCGCGATAGCGGGAACTTCATCAGCCATGCCGTGTGGTCTAGCATGAGATTTGCAGCGCGCCACAAGATGCGGTATCCAATCGCATCATAACGGAGCGGGCATTGAGTCGGGGCAAGGCGCGGCTGGAACCAAACACTGTGTGCGTGCCGATCGACCTCACGCTACGCAGCCACCACCTCAATTATCTGGAACTGCTTGCAGAACGTCACGATACCAATCTTTCGCGCGCCTTCGGGATGCTGGTCGAAGAAAAGATGACAGAGTTGGCCGCTGATCGACCGCAGCCACCGCGCAAAGCCCGGATGCACATGACATTCATCGTTTATCACTTGGAGATGCTGGACCAGCTTGCGGAGCGATTAGGCCTGTGCCGGTCTGAGGCGGCGCGCAGGTTGATAGACGACGCGTTGGCGCGCGATCCGGCGCTTTAGCCCCGCTTCTTTTCCATGAACTCCCGGCGCATCAGCGATGCCAGCTCCGGCGCCAAGTTGTCGAATGCTTCCCAGAGATGCCAGCCCGCCGCTTTCATGCCGAGCTGGAATTGCGTGGCCTCGCGATCCGGAAAGCCGGTAGGCCCGGCGGCAAACGGGCTGGTAAAGGTGTTGAACCCGACAAGCTGTTCCATCAACCATTCGCGGAACATCTCGTTCTGTATCAGGCCGGTGAGAAACAGCCGCCGGACCTCGAGTTTTTCCTTGGCGATTTTTTCCTGTTCCGCCTCTTCCTCTGGCGTCAGCCGCTGGATGCCGAGCAGATTTTCTTCTTCTGGCGATAATTCGCCGCGCTGGCGCTCAGTCAAGTTCGAACTCCGCAATGCGGCCGAACGGGACCTGGAATCCGCTGGCGTTCTTGTGACCCCCACCGCCATACGCCGCAGCAATCGCAGCCACGTCCGTGCCATCCGGAGTTGAGCGAAGCGAGAACACGCGGCCCTTGGCAGTGTCCCAGTAACAGGCGGCAAAGGGTTCGCCTTGCGCCATGAGATTTCCAGCATCGGATGTCAGCGTGTAGGGAAGACTGGCACCCCAAACTTCGTGGCCACCGATGCGCATCCGGCGTCGGCAAACCGAAACCAACTCTGCAATATCTTTGTGATGTTTCCGCTCAATGGCCTCGCCGGCCTTCTCAGCGATCGACATCGTGTCGGAAAAATTCAGGTCATTGGCCAACTGTGTCCAGATGTCAAGGCTGTACTCATAGCTGAAGATGAAAGCATTGACTTCACGCGAATAAGGCAACTTAAACCGCCACAAGTCGCGATCCTCGACATAATCCACGAGGGCTGGACGGTCCTGGCCCGAGTTGAAGAAATCCCAGGTAATGCCAGCGCCGCTGCGGTTCATATCGAACAGAACGCGCACCGGGCAGGCTCCATCCGTGTCGGCCGGAAACGCGTTCTCCAGATGCGCATCAAGCGGCAGATGGGAATAAGGCGCCAATTCCTGTTCCGCTGTCTTATGGTGGTCGAGCACCAGGATTGTGCGCGCCTCATCCGTCATCTTCGCGAGCACCGGATATTTGTAGCTGAAATCGACGATGATCACGTCGCGCCCAGTCACATCAGGTGGTGCTTCACCATAGACGCCTGGGTGGAAATCAACATTGCCGTGAAGGGCCTCATGGACAACCCATGCGGCGGTAAATCCATCGGCGCATTTTGCGTGGTAAATACAAAGCGGTCTCACGCACGTTCCTCTTTCTTCACATTGTATTTGCTACGAAAATTATTGTGATAATGCGAGCCCTTTGATGCCGCCTGCATAAATTCGGCGTGGCGCTCCGGCGGCACATCCGCATGCGTATAGGTCGAACCGTTCTTAAATTGAACGCGCATGATCATCGTCGCCGGATCGTACCCAACAGCATGAATGTTGGACGAGTTCGGCACCGGCACCATCTTGAACTTTATCGGCATCAGTTCAGCATCCGCCGCGGGGTCCGGTATGGCTTGTGATCCGGCAGGATCAGCCAGTCAGTGCGCTGCGGCAGGATGGTACCGGTCTTACCCGTCTTGCGATCCTTCAGATCAGTCATGCTGACCAGCCCGTTCTCGAACAGCTTCCGCAGCTCGCCGAACGCCAGCCAGTTATGTGCCGTCATGTTGGCCTGGGCGGCGCGCATTGCCCGGGCATAGACAAACCCCAGCTTGGTCCAGCGGGTATCGCTGCGGAATGCCGCCATCTGCCGACAACTCCCCTCCAGCGCCGTCAGGGCATTTTTCAGCTTGCGATAAAGCGGTCCGCGCAGCGTGGCGCGCTCCGGATCTGCATTCGAGTGCAGGATGCGGCAGGCCTCTGACGCATCTTTCAGCGCCAGGACATGACGGTCGATAATCTCCTGCTCGGTCAGCCCGCTCATTGCTGCGCACCGGTCAAAGCGGAAAGCGCATTGCCTGGCGCCAGCGAAGTCTTCGACAGTGCCGCACCAGCTTGGGCGGCCTGCGTGGTCAGCGCCGATGCATTCGCCGCCTGCTTCTGCTGGTTTTCCATCGCCACCATCTTTTGCACCTCACGTTTTGTCCGCAGGATTTTGGAACTGCCGCCGACGCCTTTGTTGAATTCTTCGGCCGCAGCGGTTGGATCGACGTTGAACCTGGCTTCCGGCCACGCCGAGACCATGGAGCCGACAAACTGCACCGTGCGGGCAATGGCGCCGGTCTGATTGGCCATGCGGGCCTGGGTCAGCATGGAAATCAAGTCGATCTTGAGCGGGACGCCGCGCAGGCTCGCCGGCACCCGCGGGGCCAGGCCGAGCCGCCTCATCATCGCCATGTGGCGGCGGATGCGGGTGCGCAGCGTGCTGTGAACCCTGCCGGTGACGGGGCCGAGCTGCATTAGTGCCTCTTCTTTCAACGCATCGATCTCGGTCGCGGTGACCTGGCCCTTCATGCTGTCGCGGAGATTGGAGATGACGGCGAAGGCCTTGTTATAGGCGGTCTCGCGAATTCGGTTCTGCACCAGTTCGATGTCCTTGCTGATCGCCGGGATGTCGGGCTTGATCTCGTAGAGCGACCAGAACTTTTTCTCGCCGCCGTTGGCGGTGTTCATGTAGGTGATCTTGCCAGGATTGGTGGATGCCGGCTGGTTCAGTAGGCTGACATCCGCCCCCATCGGCGGCTTATTCACCTTTTCGATCGATTCCGCCTTCTGGCGGGTCTCCAGCTGGAGCTGGATGGTATCGGCAAGCATCTTCTCGCCAACACCTCGGCCGTAGGGATCATTGCCCTGCCGATCCCACAGTGATGCGCTGAAGGGCCGCTCATGAAAACCACTCACCGATAGCGGCGCGATGTCTTTCTTCTGCCGCATCCAATAGACCTCGCGCCAGGTGAAGCCACCGGGCACCGGCGGCAGCACATAGCCGGCATCGCCCTCGATCGCGAAGTTGGGCTCGATAAGGTGCCCGATGATGTTTTCCTGTTGGAGCGCGCCACCCTTTTGCCGCCATTGCTGCTGCACATCGGGCGGACAGTTATCGATCCCAAACATATCGACGGTCTGATCGACGGTTTGCCGGATTTCTTCGGCGAAGACATCATGATCGAAGTCGCCGCCGACGCCGAGAAAATATTCGCCGGCGCAGGGTGTCCGGACCTGCAGGATTTTTTTCTCGCTTTCGTAATCCAGCACTGGCGCGGTGCCGAAGAACGTCAGGTCCTGATAGTGCTGGTTCTGGGCGTCGTAGAAGTTCGAGTGGTCGTAGACGTAATTCAGCCGCTCCGTCCAGTCCTCGTAATACTGTTCTCCCGCCTGATCCAATTCGATGCCGGGAATCGCCGGGCCCAGCTTCAGCCAGCGGCTGTCCGGATCAGTAAGGCCCGCCATCAGGCCAGCCGCACAAATCTCGCCGGCGAGCGTCGCAGTGCGATCCACGATCGCAAAGTCGTTGCGCAGACCTTGATTGAACAGATTCGGCGACTGCACGAAGGCATAATAACGCCACGGCGCCTGGTACCGCGCAATCTGGCCCCAGGTTGTCCAATGGGCGAGGCGCCAATTCCACAGCGCCTGTATCCGTGATTCGCAATGCTGATAAAGTACCGCCCATTCTTTCACCTGCTCTGGGCTCGGCTTGCTTTCCCGCGGGCTGGGCGTGGTTTCAGCCAGCAGCATTGGTGACGACTTGACGTAGAAGGGCGGCTCCTGGTCCAGCCCGGCCTTTGCCCTGCGTGCGCTGGCGGCCATGCTACTGGCCCAAAAGAGTCTTGGTCGTGGATGGCGCTTTGGCGCCCTGGCCGCCCGTCACATCAGTACCGCTCATGCCTTGGCCCTCGAGCGTCTGCAGCGCGGTCTTTTCCGCTGCGCCGGCAGCCATGATCGATGGCTGGGCCAGTCGCGGCGGGTTCGCGGCCGGCGGAGGCGGCGGTGGCGCAGGCGGCTTCGATGAAGAGGGAAAAAGAAACGACATCAGCCCACCGACCTCAAGAATTCCTGGAATGGGTCGTAGGCTTCATCGCGCCGGACGCGCTGCGGGACTATGGCTGTCTGCTTCGGCGCGACCTCTTCGGCGAAGGTCAGCACCAAGGCGTCGCTCTTATCCGGGCTGCGATTAAGCTTCGCCTTCACCATGTCCTTGGGTTCCAGAAGCAGGCTGTCGCCGCGGAAGGTATAGGTGGTTTGCGATAGCTCGGCAACAATATCTGGGTCCGGCGGCAGGGCACCGCCATTCTTGATCCACTGCACCGCCCGGAAATACATCGCGGCCCGCTTGTTATAATAGCGCTTGTCCGGGTCGGTATCGGCAAAACCGACCGGAATCGGGCTGCGGCCGAGAGTCGTCAAAATGTCGATCCAGGCAGCACCAAAGCCGCCAGTATTATCCACAAAACAGGCGTCCACTTTCCAGTCCGCCCAAACCCTGGCCACTTGACCCCCGCCGACTACGCCGGTGACATTGCGCATGACATGCGGCTTGAACGCCACAAGGCCTTGGCGCGGGAAGATTATCGAGGCATCGTCGCCTTGGCGCGCAACGTCAACGCCCAGGATGCGGGGCGCATGCGCGATGTCGTGTTCCTGGTATTTCCGCTTCATCGCCGCTTCGACCTCATCCGGGCCGATCAGGGCGTCAAGTGAATGTGGCGGCCACTCCCCGAGCACCATCACTTTGACGTAAGGACTGTCGCGACCGTAATCGCGAATCAGTTCGCGGGCCCATTCCAGACTGACGCGGGTGGAACGCTTTGGATCATCGGGGTCACCGGAGATCACCACCGTCTTCCAAAGGCCGGCATGCTTGACGCAGGCATAATAGAGCGCGCCATCCAGCGTGTTTGTATTGCCGGCCTGCACGATATGCGCCTCACGGCCTTCGCCGACATTGGTCAAGGCGCCTTCCGCCGACATTAGGATCTCCGGCGGCATCGAGCCGGTCTCGTCCAGCAGGAACAGGGTGTAATTCGATCGCAGGCCGGCCAGTGTGTTGCCGAGGTCCATCTTGTTGGCGGATTTATTCCAGGTCCGCGCCGACATGAACCAGGTCTGCGGATGCTGCCTGGCGAATATCCGCTCGCTTGTGATCTCAAAGTTCGCCTGCAGCAGCGGCGATGCGTTGCGCCACATCGCCATCTCTTTCCAGAGACCGTCGCGGAGATTGTCGCCGGAAATACTGGTCGCTGCGATGTTGGGGTGCGGGCGCGTCAACAAATATGACCATGCTAGCCAGGAGAGTACGCAAGTTTTTCCAGGCCCCTTCGAAGCCTTCATCGCAATGCGCGGCGTCGTCGGAAAGCAGCTTAGAGCTTCATCCTGCCAGACATCCGGCGTCGCGTTGAACAGCTCGCGCACCATCGTGTGCGGCTTTTCGCGCCAGCGGCGGATCTTGTCTGCCGGCATCTCGGGTAATGGCAGAGGCCGCTTCAAGGGACCAGCCAGTCGCGCGGCGGTTTTTGCGCCGCCAATTGCTGGCGGACAAGTGTGCGCGCCCGATAAAGCTTGCGCGTCAGGCCAAGATTGGCCGGCTCGCGCATGAACCTGGCATAGGCCTCGCGGTTGCAGGCGGCGCAATTGTGCTGGCCCGTTCGGCGCAGGCCGCGGCGGCAGGCGCAGAGCCGGTTCATGGCGCGGTCTCGCGATCCGTGCGCCACAGCTTGATGCGGCGGTAACTGCGATTGGTCATGCCCAGCGCCTCGATCCGCTTGCGGAATGCGCGACCGGCTTCGCGGTTGCAGGCTCGGCAGTTTTTCTGTCCTGGCCGCCACGGGCCGCGTCCGCATTTGCAGAGTGGCTCGGTTTCAGACATAGGCACCCCTCATCAGTGTTCCAAAAACGCGATTACTTTATCCTTTGCGGCAGGCGCCCAGCACAGGCCGCAGGTCGAGCAATTGGCCGTCTTGCCAGTCTGCGCCGGGCACACAATTGCATCGCCAGCGTGAGCCGCATCGCGGATGACCTTGGTGCGCGGGCCGCTCAACGCATCAGAGTGGCGCACCGCGAACCTTTCCCATTGCACATCTCTGATCCGCGCGATCTCGGCGCCGATCGGGGTGCTCGCCTGCCAGTGCGTGTAGCCGAAAATGTGAAGGCCGCCGAGCGCGCGCAAAGCGCCTTCCCAAAATCTCACATAGTCGCGCGAATAAAAATCCCCGAGGATGTGGAGCCTCACAACAAAGCCGCGGCGGTGACGCATGTTCAGCTCAGCCAGCTCGCGGGCAAGCTCACGCTCAAGATCAGCGCCGTGCTGGTATCGCGTCGCCCATTGCATGTTGGAGCCGTAGCATGTGGCCCATTGGCGGCATGTTCTCGGGCAGGTCGCGCGCTCTTCCAGTGTGAGACAGTAAATCGGCATCTTGCGCCACGGTCCCTTGCGCACACGGCTGCCGATCTTGCGCTGATTGCCGCCAGGCTTGAGAACGTTGCTGTCTGCTGGGCGCAGCGTGTTGGGAAATATCGTGCGCGCCCGCGCGTCTTTCCCATGATCTTGGCGATGCGCCGCATCCTGCCGCCATGTTTGTCCCAAAGACTGCGCAGGTGATCCACTTCGCTGTTCGTCCAGCCGCGCGATGATGGCTGATGCTCGGCGCTCAAGTCGGAAGTTTCAGGCATTGTTCAGTCCACGGATAAATGCTCGGCGGATGGTGGTCATATCGTTTTCTCTGTATGCTGATTATTCCAGTTGCGCGCAGCATCGGCTCGCGCCCGGCCAAAATATTTATCCTTACACTGGCGCCGGCAAAAGCGTTGCTGAGGTCTATATTTCACGAATGTCGCTTGGCATTCGGAGCAGGTTCCCATCTGCCGAAGTTTCTTTCTTGGTGCTTTCATGCCATCTCCATGCGATATCGTGACTGCCACTCAGAGCCATTTCCATCTATGCCTGATTGGGGGACAGCGACTCAGTTCCGCGATGTACTGACAGTAGCGGTCCGCCAGTCAGTGTGTCAATCTCGCCGTCTAGGCTTGAGATTGAGCGGCTAGCCAGATGGGATAGCTATCGGCACCTTTTGGCGGCGCTACCCGCATCACCGGCCGGTGGAGCCCAGGCTTGCCGCAGTCACCCACCCACCCACGCCATCACGATTGTCGCCACCAGAAGCGCAAGCGGAACGCCGATGATCACCACCACCGCGATCAGTAGCGGAACCAATCCACGACCGCGCGGAATCAGATTGCCGAACATCTCTCAGCTCCTGATCTGATCTTCGCGAACTCACCGCGCACCTGCGCCACGAACATCGCCGTCGTCGCATCGAGCGCATCTTCGCGCACACCGAGCTTCGCACGCATCTCGGAAAGATAATCAACGCTCATGGCGTGTTGTCCGACAGCGCGCGAGACAGCAAGCGCAATCGCATCGCGGCGCCTCACGGTTTTTCTTCCTCTTCCTTCGGCGCCAGCGATTTCATCACCAGCTGCTCCAAGCTCAAGCCGCCCGAAGTCACATCGACCTTCTCCGTCAGCAATCCAATCTTGCTAACCTTGCCCAACAATTCCATGGCCCGCACAGGATCATGCAATTCCAGTTTGAGATTGCCGTCCTTGTCGTAACCGATCTTTCTCACCAGCGCCTTGATCTCACGCGGCACAGTCGAGCCAGCCTTGAGCGTGAGCCGACCATCCTCATCCCAATTGAGCAGGTCTTCGAGATTGCCGCGCGCGATGTTCGCAAGCTTGCCGATGATCCATTGCCGCGGGCCGGAAGCATTCTCCGCAAGTGCTTGGTCGATCGCCGCTGAGACCTGCGGCCTGTGAACGATGTCGTAACCGAGGCTGCGTGCAGATTCGAGTTTGGCACCACAACGCACCATCGCCTGAGTAGCGTTGAGGTCAACGAGATACTCACGAACGAACTGCGTTTCGCGGTCATCCAGGCCTTCGGCCCAGGCCGGAGCCTCAGCGGATTTCTTGCGTTTTGCCGATTTTGTCATCAATTGTGAGCCTAGACAGCGGAGCGATTATCGCCGAGTTGTGGGAAGATTTTCAACTAGGGCTCGCATTGGGTAGGTGGGCAATGGCGTGAAGAATTTCCAGAACCCGTCGTGCTGGCCTGGGATGGCGGGCTCGATGCACATCGCAAAGCCACAGAGCGTTCCGTCCTGCATGCGGTAGTCGATGCGGTCGCCGCGTTTGGCGTGGGTGTTGCTGGTCATGCGGTGTTCTCCCCTAGCTTTCTCAGTTCGACCTTGGTGTTGGTGACGGTTTCGATTTGCCGGACTATGCTTGGGTTCTCCTGCAGCCAACGCAGCACAAAGGGCTTCGGAATTTCCAGTATGGCACGGGCTTGCTGAACGACAGTAAGCCTGGAGCCGGTGAGCCACGCATCGAAATTGATGTCGCCGATCTTGTCGAGACAGGCGATGCCGAAACTGCCCCAATTCTTCAGGGTTTCGCTGCGCTCGTTGGCGCGGTTGATGCTGGTAATCTGCTTGGTGTGGAGATCGGCGATATAACCTTCGTGGCGGCGCTCCCGAAGCCAGTTCTCTGGATGCATCACACGCTGCGGGAATTTGCTGCTGGCGGAAATTTCTTTGCAGTCCACGACGTAAGCCGCCCAAGCGTCGATCATGTGCTCAACGGGGACGTAGGGAAGCGCAATGTAGACCTTGATGGCTTCGGACCGTGACCAGCCCCGCTTGATGGTCGGGGCGCAGGCTTGGGCCCAGAGGGAAAAATCCGTAGCCGTCATCTGCCCGTCGAGTGTGTGTGCCGCGAGCCCCTGGCTGGGCGGGGGGGCGTGGGATGGGGGCGAAGCGGCGATTGGGGTGGCGGGCACCGGTCGTGACACACTGGTTCTTTCTTCTTTTACTACTACTGTCCCTGTCCCTGTCCCTGTCCCTGGGACCTCGTTACGTTCAACGTCACGTTGATTTTTTGAGGGTTTCTGCCCACTTTCAGGCACCGTTATGGCCGAGTTATTGGGTACAGTTTCGGTACGTTCCGGTACAACATTGTCTCCGGTGTTAAATTCTTCTGGTGCCGCGCGGGCTGCCTGGCGGGCGGCGGTGGCGGCGGCCGTGCGCGCCTTGCGCTCCCGTTTTTTCCGCCATGCTATGACCGCGTCCTCGCACAGAATAGGATGATACCAGCGATTGTCACTGCAGAGCACGAAGCCGCGCATGGCCATGTCACGGACCTGCGCCCAGCGGGCGCCGGCACCACTGAATCCGGCTAGCACACGGTCGTCGTTCGGCAAGCTGCCGGCGGGGATTTGCTTCCATGCCCGGCACCATAGCGCGACGGCGGCCTTAAACTCCTCCCCCGTGGAAAGGGCGAAAAGCTCAGACGCCATCAGGCGTTCTGCGTTGAGCATAAATTTGTCCAAATCGCGGGTATCGACCTCGCGCGGAATCAGCGGCCGGGGGCGGCGCGGCCTCATGCCGCAACACTTCCAGGATCAGGCCAATAATCACTGCGCCACCCCATTCTTTCGCGGTAGCGTTGCCGCGCGTGATAGGATTCTTTGTGGCCGACCGCGCCACATGGCTGACCCGCAAGGTCATAACGCGGTTGACCCCGGCGGCTGACCGCCAACAGATACGCTTTGCGGCCGGTGTACCAACGCATCATGAACGACAATTCCCGTGGGTGCAGATCAGGAAACGAGTCGAGAATGTCGTAGAAAATCCCGGTTTTAAGGGGCTTTGGCGATTCCAATGAGAATGCTGCGGGGAAGCAGGCAACCACTCCTGCATAAACACGGCGTGTGCGCTTCCAAGCCATTGATCGCCCCTTCACAAGCGATGTCCGCCGGTGAGCCCTCAGTGAAGGGTGGGGGCAGGCGACGAATCGCTTGTCCCGGCGCGCCCATTTAAGCCGTGATTCGCGGGTTAATTTCAATGATTCGGTTAAGCCGATTCCTCGGCCCGGATATCCTTGGCGATCTCCTTGCCGCGGAGCGTCGGGAACAGCGAGCCGACGGAATCGCGCTGCACCAGCCTCAGTTCCCGCAGCCGGTTCAGGATGAAAGGCAGCCGGCCCCCATCCACCTCGGAAAGGCCGAGAATGTCCGGCTCCTTGATCGGATGAATTCTGTCGGCATGAAGCTCGGTCACGATGCAAAGGACCTCGCGGACATTCTTGCTGAGGTCATCGACGTCGATCTCCACGGCGCCATCTTCCTCGGGTGCCATCGGTTCTTCGGGCTGGGCCGGCTGTTCCGGCACCGGGATGCTCGGTTTGTCTGGCTCCCGTCGTTCTTCCGGTATGGTGCGCATTGCCTGGTCGGCGAACGTTCCACCAGGCACGCCCGGGTACCAGCGCTCAGTGCGAGCCTTGTTCTCCGTGGCGGCTGCGGAGCGGCCGAAATATCCACCGAGCTTTTCCCAGTCCGGCTCCACGCCAGCCCAATGACAGGCCGCCAACTCGCAAATCAGATCGCCACACTCTTGATCGGTCCAGCGCCGGGCGTTGTGCGGTTGTTCGACACGGATTTCGCCGCTGACTGCAAATGGCGTGTAAGTCCGCGGCCTCTCGGAATTGTCACAAACCAGATAGCCCTTGTGCCGCAGCGCGGACAAAGCGTCTTGGATGGCGGCGAAGCCGGACCGTTCCTGGATGGCCGCCTGGTACGCGCGCCCCAAGGAGGATTTTTTTGCAGCCGCGATAACCGCCAGGAAAACCCGGTGCTGCTTTTCCGTGAGCGGCGGCAGCGTGGCGGCATCGACCGTTTCCACAGGAGCGGCCGCTGGATTCGGGAGCAACGCGGCGATGGGCTTCTGGGGTGCCGCTTCGGCTGGCGGAACCTGCTCGGGCTCGCCGGTCTCGTAGAGGTCCACCAATTCCTGCAAAGCCAGCAGACGCCGGTAGAGCGGGTTTTCGCACAGTGCCTCCTCAGTCGCGGCCATTTCCTCATGCAACAGTTTGACGAAAGCGGCGTCTGTCTTCACGGCGTAAATCCCACCGGCTTGAACCCGTCCGGCACCCGATGTTTGCCGCGCGCCAAGGGATGCTTCGGCGCGCCAGATTTGGTGACGCCGAGACAGTGCCATTCGACTATGGAGCCTTCATCCTCTGTCGGATCATGCAACGTCTCCGAGTGTTCGGCCACATGCTGCAGCCAATGATCGGCCACGCGCCGCGGCAGCATATTGCCCCACGCCGCAATATGCAGTTGCGCGGTAGGCAGCATTTCGGCGCAAATCTCGATGTTATCGCTGTATTGTTCGCACTCCTTGGTGGGCGGCGCTTCGAACACCCATGGCGTCCGCTTCAACCACGCCAGGCAGCGCTGCGGATAGGGCGTGATCAGCGGCACCAGATTGAGCACCAAGCAGCTGCCGAAGCCCCAGCCGTGCGAGAATTCCATCACCCTGATCATGGTGGGATCGTCCTTGCTCGCATCCGCAACTGACGGATTGCACATTACCCACGCCACCAGCGGCCCAGCTCCCCAAGCGCGCTTGAGCCAATAGCGGCAATCATCGCGCACCAGCGCGCCACGCACGACGGGCTCTTGCGGCCGGCCCCGTGCTGCCGGGAGATCGGGAAAAAGCGCAGGCTGCTTCACAGCGCGAGCCCCTTCTGCTTGACCGGCCGCCGCGCCCAGCCGAACTCCGGGCGCCCTTTATAATCCCGCTCAAAAACGAACCACGCATAATCCTGCTGGCCGCCGGACGGCTCTTTCTCGCCAGCTGCCACGACGGCCCCCGGCGGCATCGACGGCCTAGGCGCCAACGCCAGGACGTGACGCAGCGGCAGGCTCTCCAGCCAGCGCGAGCGCGCGCCGGCGTTGGCCCATTGGGCCCTAAGCAGCACCGCCGTCATGCCCATGCTGGCGCCAACCGCCGCAGCGACAAAGCGTTCATCGTATTTGTAGGGCGGATTGCAGGCGATATTTTCCCATGGACCGGGATTGTCGAAAAAACTGCAAATCGAAAAATTGTGCCGCTGTCCAAGACCGCGGTCCTTGATATCAAAACCGATGGTCCGGTAGCCGTGGCGCGCGGCGGCATCCAAAATGCGCCCGGTCCCGCAGCAGGGATCTACAATCACGCGGCCGGGAAAGGCGACGCTGGCAAAAAGCGCGTCGTCCGCCCAACAGGGCTCCACATAAAAATCATCCGGGTCGCGCGCCCACAGATGCGCGTTCTTGCGCCACTTACCCGGCACGGAGCGGCACCCCCCCCCGGTTTCCCATGCGCTCACGACGCCTTCCTGGCGGGCTTGGCAGCCCTCTTCGGCGCGGGCAGTCCCAGCCCGAGGCGGTACAATTTGCCGGCCACGGCGTTCCTGCTGGCCCTAGGGATTAATTTTGCGATCTCGGCATAGCTCAGCTTTGCGGCACGAAGCCCTTTCAACTCTTCTACCCTCTCATCGGTCCACTTCATGTAAGACTTCCCCTTCCGGAAATTCAGCACCGAGTATTTGCCGTGATAGCGCCGCGCGGCGCGGTCATAAGCCAAAGCCGCCGCCCTCTGGCTATCGAACATACCCAGGCACATATGGTCGCCCAAATGGCTGATCTGGGCTTGCCAGCGCCCGCTGGCGGCGTGCCATGTCACCCCTCTGTACCGGGAAGAGCCGCGCGCCCGAAGCGCCCATGCCCGGTTCTGCCAGCGCGTGAGACAGCGCAGGTTGGAAAGGCGCGCATTGGCCCGGTTGCGGTCGCGATGGTCGATTTCGTGGCCCTTCGGCACCCGGCCCCGGAAGGTCCGGTAGACCAGAAGATGTACGGCGGGCTTGAGCCAGCGGCCGGCTTTCTGGAGGCTCACGCTGGGGTAGCCATAGGCGTCCTGCCAGATGGAGACTCGGCGCCCGGTGAAGCGCTGGCGCACATGGCCCCGGTCGGACACTTGGTAGGCGCCGAAGCCCGCGCAGGTTTTCCAGCGCTCTTTCATCGCATCCCCAATGCGCTGAGATACAAATCCAAGATGGCCTCGGACTCCTGGAAATCGGCCTTGTCCAATTTTCGCAGCCGAACCACCTGGCGCATGATCTTGGTGTCGAAGCCGGCTCCTTTCGCTTCGGAATAGACCTCGCGGATATCCGCGGTGAGTGCGGCGCGCTCTTCCTCAAGCCTTTCGATGCGGTCCATGAAAGAGCGCAGATGTTCCTTTGCGAAACCGGATTTAGCCATTGGTCCCTCCTGCTGTCACAGCGCCACCCGCCACACCCGAATGCCGCGCTTTTTTGCCTTGCGCGTGACGAAGCGGCGCTTCTGCTTCGCGCTGATCCGGGCGCAAAGCGCCCTTATCGTCAGCGGGTTTTCCTTGAGGAAGGTCGCGACCTCGCCGATCTCCAAAGCCATGATCCGGTCGGTGATGGTCGGCGGGGGTGATTCGTCCATGGCCAGACGCTGCCATTATTTATTTATAAATGCAACAACTATAAACAGCAGTTTACAACAGGGAACAGATATGGGATAACTGATTCGAAAATAAACACCTGAGGACGGACATGACCCATCCCTACTGCGTGGACTGCCGGTTTTTCCAGGGCGCGACGCCGATTACGTCGGGGCGCTGCGCGAACCCCAAGGCAGCCCCGCGCGATGCTGGCGATCAGTACGTAGCCCCCGGACGGGAACCGCAATTATCCTATGCTTCCGTGCTGCGTTCCATCGAAGGTTATTGCGGCCCTTCCGGCAAATGGTTCGAGGAAAAAGGAGGCCTGCATGGGTAACCTCGCCGAGCACGAAGCGCTCAAGGACCCGGACATCGAACACATGATCGAAACCTATACCGGCCTGATCCAGACGATGCGCGAACTGGAAAAGATGCATCTCGCCGGCGCCGCACAGGAACTGGCTTGGCACGCCGCAACCCTGCGCGCCCGGATAGACGCGCGGCTGTCATGACGACCTCTTACCGCCTCCTGCAAACCGCCGCGACCTGCCGGTTGAGCGCCAAGGGATTGCGCGAGCTGTTTCCGTCCGCCAATCAGCCAACGCTGCTGGTGATCTCGCAGGAACGCGCCGATGTACTGGCCGCGATCTTCGACGATTTGAGCGCGCTGTTCAACGAAATGGCCGAAGTGGTGGATGGCGGCGAGGAAGCGCCGGCGCAGAAGGGGCGCGGACTGCTATGAGCGGGTTAGCTATCGCCGTCGCCACTGTCATGGCGACAATGGCCGTAAGCGGAATGTCCATCCCAGACCAATGGGGCAATCCGTGGCTGGCACAAGAGACCTATAATGATGGCAGAACCGTAGTTTCGATCTATGACTGCGCTGGCAATAAACGTGCTATCGGGACACTGGCACCACACGATACCGGAATTGACAGCAATTTCGCCGGCTTCCACCCCTATCTCAGCGCCACGCTGAATGATCTTTCTGTGGTTTCCCTGGAGGTGGCTTGGGAACGGCGGTGTCTTAAAGGTCGGTGCCAACCCTCTCCGCAACGGTTTGACTGCCGTGTGGTTGAGACCCCGACAGGAAATTTGCCTCCGGCACCACCTGATGCGTGGATGACTTGGCAAGCCATGCACCGGAGGAAATAAACATGAAAAATTTCCAACGCGATAACAATTGGCTCAGCGATTTTCCGAACCCACTGATCCCGCACAGCATCCGGCGCCGGCGCTTCCGGCGACGCGTCGCGATGTTCGCGCTCATGGCGGCTGCGCTGGCGCTTTATTTCTGGCTCGCGCCCGCCGTCAGAGCAGAAAGCCAGTTGTCAGTTAATGCGGGCTACTATTCCGGCCTTTCGGCCATTTATCCGTACAATCCGGTTTACTGCGAAACGGACGACAGAAATAGCCGTTGCTACGAAGCGCGTGGCTCGCTAGGCAACTTGCCGTTATCGGCACCACTTCCTCCCGGAAATAAATGGTGCAAGTGGGTAGACAATGCGGCCGGGATAAAGCCCCTAGGAAAAGGTTGGGCAGCCGTAACCGGCGACGGATGGTATCAATGGGCTCCGCGCGAAGTGCCAAAACATCTGCGGCCATTCATTGCAGATACGCGCATCTGCTATTTCGCTGATCGCGGCAAGCCAATCAATATCAATGACTTTAAGCAGTAAAATCCCATGGGCGCGGCGATCGTGGCGTGGCAGGAGGGCGGATCATGATGGCACCAGGCATCTACGAAATGTCGGCCGAGGATTATCATGCCGATCCCATCGTTCCCGGCTCGCTGTCATCTTCGATCGCCAAACTCCTCATTTACCAAACACCGCGGCACGCATTCTTCGAGCATCCGCGCCTAAATCCCAATTTCAAGAAGGACGAGGACGCCAAGTTCGACATCGGCAATGCGGCCCACGCCTTGATGCTCAGCGACCCCAAGCAGTTCGCAATCCTGGATTTTGCTGACTGGCGCAAAAAAGAAGCCCAGGAACAGCGCGACGAGGCACGCGCGGCCGGGAAAATCCCGTTGCTTACCGAGCAGTGGCAGCGCGTCAACAACATGGTACATCTCGCCCGCATGCAGTTGCAAGGTCATCAAGACTCATTCGATGCCTTCACCGATGGCAAACCCGAGCAAACCCTGATCTGGAATGAGGGCGAAACTTATTTCCGTATCCGTCCAGACTGGCTGCCCGATGATCGCGCCCGCACCTATTACGATTACAAGACCTCTGAAACGGCCGATCCCGACACTTGGCAGCGCATCGCTTTTAGTGTCGGCCACGACATCCAGGCCGCTTTCTACCGGCGCGGGGTGCGTGCCTTGGGTCTGGCCCAGAAGCCGCGCTTCAAATTCGTGGTGCAGGAAACCAGCGAGCCGCACGCCCTTTCCGTGATCGAACTCAGCGATGAGGCCATGGATCTGGCCGACTACAAGATCGAACGCGCGATCCGGCGCTGGAACTGGTGCATGGAAAACAATGCCTGGCCAGCCTATCCGGCCTATACCCATGTCATCGGGGCGCCGAAATGGCATGAGGAAAATTTCCTGGCGCGCGAGGAAGCCGAGGCTGGCATGGCCCGCGCCGCTGGCGTCGAAACCGCAGAGCTACTCGCTCTTTCCCTCAGATATCAGAGTCCGAACCCATGAGCATCCAGGTCCGCCCTGCCGCGCGCAAATCCGCCAAGCCGCTTGTTGGGCTTTACGCCCTGAGTGGCGCAGGCAAAACCTATACCGCGCTGCTGCTCGCCCGCGGGTATGTCGGCGCGCAGGGCCGCATCATCATGATCGAAACAGAATCCGGTCGCGGTGAAAGCTATGCAGACCCGCGCGAATATCCGGAGTTCGCCGGCCAAGACAAGGAAGCCAACTATCAGGTGATCTCGCTGCACGACGATTTCAGTCCGAAGGCCTACGGCGAAGCGATTGCTGCCGCCGAGAAAGCTGGTTGCGATGCCCTGATTATCGACAGCGCGAGCCATGAATGGGAGGGCGTCGGCGGCGTGCTCGACATGGCCGACAAGAACGACAAGGCGGGGAAGAAAGGACCGCTGGTCTGGCAGCAGCCCAAGATAGATCATAAGAAATACTTCATGCTGAAATTCATGCAGACCCCGATTCCATTGGTGATTGTGTGCATGCGCGGCAAATATCCCATGGTCCAGCGCCAGAAAACCGGCGGCGCCCAGGAGTGGGCACGCAGCGAAGTCTTGGAGCCGATCCAAGCCGACGACATCCTCTTCGAGATGTTTCTGCACGGCTATCTGGATGCTGGGCATAAATTTCACCTGACCAAAAACACCTCCCGTGCACTGGCTTCCGTTTTTGCGGACGGACAGGCAATAACCGCCGAAACCGGCCGGAAGTTCGCTGCATGGGCGCGCGGCGACACCATCCAAGAAGGCGCGCAGAGCGGCGCCCCAGCTCCGACCAGGGAAGCCGCCGTCGAGCAGGCCAAGGCTGCACTCCGCGACGCCGCCAGCCAAGGCATGGGCATGCTCACCGTCAAGTGGGAAGGCATGACCACGCAGCAGCGCAAATTCCTGCAACCATTCTACGATGCCGAACTGTTTCCGGCGGCACAGCAAGCCGACACGGGCCGTCAAGCAGATTTCTAGACCAACAAGGAGACTGTCATGAAAACCTATTACCGCATGAAGATCGCGCTTGAGATCGAGGTCGATCCCAAGAATCCGCAGACATTGGCGAAGGCGGCCGAGTGGATGAACAAGGTCGCGGAGGGCAAGATCACACCGCCGCATGAGGGTTTGCCGCTCAATATCGAAGTCATCAGCGCGCCCGACATCGTGAAGCAGCGCGACGCCAGCAAGTAGCGCGGCGCCATGAAACACCCAATCCCGCTTGAGGCATTGGACGATAGATTGGCCTTTGTCGGCACATCGGGTTCCGGCAAGACCTATGGGGCCAAGGGCCGCGTCGAGCGACTGCTTTCATCCGCCGCCCGCTGCGCTGTCGTGGACGCCAACCGCGCCGCCGCCATTGCCCGCTGGGACAATCTTGAGAAGGAAATCTCGGCATGAGCCCAACTTGGATCACTGACGACAACGGCAATCGCTGCAGCGTCGAATATTTCGGTTCGCGTGAAGCAGCCCAAGAGGCTTTGAATAGCCTCAAGAATTGTAGGAAGTGCACAAACTGCTCGGACTGCTCGCGCTGCTCGGACTGCTCGGGCTGCTCGGACTGCTCGGGCTGCTCGGACTGCTCGCGCTGCTCGGACTGCTCGGGCTGCTCGGACTGCTCGCGCTGCTCGGACTGCTCGGACTGCTCGGACTGCTCGGACTGCTCGCGCTGCTCCAACATCGCATGGCTTTGGGACAGGAAAAACCTTCAAGCAGAACCATCAAAAGATGGAACTGCGCCTGGTGTTCCGCCAATTCCGAAAATCAAGAACATCCATCAGAAGGTTTTCGAGGCCGTTTCTCAGCCGAAGGCTTTGAACATGAGCGATTGGCACTCCTGCAATACCACACATTGCCGTGGTGGTTGGGTGGTGCATTTGGCCGGCGAACCTGGGTATGCGCTTGAGCGCTTCCACGGAACGCTTCTGGCCGCACAACTGATCTATCGGGAAAGCGGCCATCCGATCAATCCATGCCGCTTCTTCGATACTAACGCTGATGCGCTCGCGGATATGAAGCGTTTGGCCGAAGGAAGATGATCCCCCAATCGCTCAAGGACGCGCTGGACAGGCTGACAAGGGCGCTGGGGCGCAAATCCGTGGACGCCGTCCTCGCCAGCCAGCCCGAGAAACCCAGGCCCGTGACGCCCTGGTGGGCCAAGGAGAGATCATGAAAACCATGGCCGTTCTTTCTGCCGTCTGCGCCACGTCCTGTCTGATGCTGGGCGCCAACCTGATGGTCAACGCGCAAAGCGCCGGCGATGCGCGGGCGGGCCTCCTCGCCTGCTTCCTGGGTCTTGGCTGCCTCTGTGTCCTTGCCGCGGCGCTGCGCCGGATTGCGGCGCGATGACCGAGGAACAGCGCTCTCCCGTCTTCCTGGCTGCGGTCAGGATCCTGTATGGCGAGGCGTGGCTGCGCGCCTTCTGCCGCGACTTCGATGTTGCCCGTCGCACCGCCAGGCGCTGGGCGGACGGCTCGGCTTACGTGCCGGACGGCATCATGGCGGAGATGGAACAGGCGCTGCGCGACCATGGACAGAAACTCGACGCGCTCCTCGATCATTTCGCGGCTGAACAGACACCGCAGAATGCGACTGTCGGGTTTGGCTTCATCACCCCATTCACGGAGGAGTAGAGAATGACCGACAAGCTGCTGTCAGCGGAGGAATTGGCGAAGATCGAAAAGCGCCATATTTCGGACTGTCGTTACAAGATGACCGACGATGGAATGTCGGAGGGTATCGGCGAGGAGGCCTATGAGACTGCATGGCAAGATCGCGCAGCCCTTCTCTCCCACCTCCGCGCCTCACAAAATCAGTGGCGTCCTATCTCGGAAGCGCCGAAGAATCATGATTATTAACAGAACATGGGCTATGCCTAATAAATGGACGTTCAAAATTCCACCAATCATGGAACTGGTTCGGCGTTATGCGGCGAACGGGCACGGCTTCGCTGATCCTTTTGCGGGGAAAAGTGATTTTGCAGAATTTAGGAATGACCTTAATCCAGCCAATAATCAGCCAAACCAAATCGAAGCCGCAGAGTTTATGAAGGCTTTTACGGAAGATCAGTTGAACGGCGTGATATTTGATCCGCCCTATAGCCTTACCCAAGTATCTCGCTCTTATGAAGAGATGGGCTTTAAGTTTCACGGCAAAGAAAATCCAACTGGTGGTTTTCCCACGGTTAGAGATCATATTAGCCGTGCAACAAAATCCGGCGGCTTCTGCATTTCCTTTGGGTGGAACACCGTTGGCATGGGCATTAAACGCGGGTTCTCTATCTGCGAAATTTTAATTGTAAGCCATGGCGGCAATCGGAATGATACCTTGGTTACGGTCGAAACACGAAACAATAGATAATGCTGATGAGCGACAGCCGAATAAGCATGGAACCTCCGGCATGATGGAGAAGGCTTTGATGCTCGCCCAACATATTGCACGCGTCTATTACCCGGATGCGAGGAGGTGAAGAATGAGCAAGGCGCTACTGAAAATAGGAATGGCCATTGATGCCGATACGCGCCGGCAGATCGACGGCCTTCGCCGGAAGATCGACGACCTTCGACGGCAGCTTGCTCGCGCCAATCGGATTATTGATGCCCTACGCGCCTCGCAGAAAGGGAGTGGGTGATGCGCTCGCGCTGTCAGAAATGTTTGAACTGGTATCGGCTGGATAGGCTTTGGCGCGGACTCTGTTATCGCTGCCGCTTTGGAGGATTTTGACCTATGACCGATGACCCCGAGTTCGTGATGGTGAGGCGCGATAAGCTGGAAGCCGTCGCCAAATGGTTCCGAGAATATGAAGCCTCGCACGCCGCGAAGGGCAATCTTGACGGTGACTTGAAGGCGCGGCGCAACGCCGAACGGGCTGAGTTTGTAGAAGCCCTAATCTCCGCCGCCCCTCCCGCCCCATCGGTGAGTGAGGAAATGGCCTATCGGGAACGCAGCCGTCAGATTGAGGCGTGGCAATGGAACGGCCAGCCGAAAGAGGATTGGCCTGTTTGGCTCGGCGTAGTTTCTCAGATGCTCCCGGGATTGGAGCGGGGCTGGTTCTTTGTCCGCCAGCCAGCGGCAGATCGCGCTCACGCTATCCCTGAAAAAGATTTCTGGAAAATATATGAAGCAGCCGCCCTATCCCCCAAGCCGATGGGCGAGGAAGAATGCATTGGTACAGGCTGGGCTGTGCTGTGTGCAAATGACCAAGTAGATTTGCGCACGGTAGCGCAGCATCGTCGAGCCGCAATCATCAACTGGCTTGTTGTCGGTGCTGGATGGCGCGTCACCCAAGACTGGCGTGACAGTCTGATCGAACGGACTTGGCAGCACGATGCAAAAAAGCATGGCGTTCGTGTGGAGGAAATTCGCATCTTTCCAGCCATCGCCGCCATCATCCAGGCCAGCGGAGGACGGAAATGAAACCAGAATATATGCCACTCGTTCGTGAACAATTTTATGGCTATCTAATCGAAGAATGTGGCGAGGTTCTTGCCGCAGCGGGAAAGACGCTTCGATGGGGCGAACTTTCTTGCAATCCAGAGATTCCTCCAGAGTGCCGCATAGCGAATGCCGATTGGCTTCGAGCGGAGATAATTGATTTGGAAAACGCTATTCGACTGATGCGAGGCTATCTGGATAGTGCCGAAGATGCTGGCGAGTTTTGGGATGCGGCCAAGGCCAGCGGGAGGAAGGGATGAGACGATCAGACCTCATTCATTATGAAGATGACGCTGGCGTCCTTGCTGATTTGAACGACCAGCAATTCGCAGATTTCGCTGACTGGATGAAGCGATTGGACGTGGAGCATAAAAAGACGGGGTCATTCTACGGTCAAGGCTCGCTGTGGTCACTGACTGGTGCTGCATGCTGGCTATTATGGTTTCGCGATGGGGTTACCCCAGAAGACGCACTTGCCGAAGACCTTGCTTGCGACAATTTTTAAACAGCGAGAAAAACCATGACCCCCGACACAGACGCCAACAGGAGTAAGGAATGAACAAGACAGTCTGGTATTTGTCCTTGGTGTCGCTCCTATTCGGGATGCGTGCCGCAATAGGGTACAAAGAACCTGCAAACATTTTATTGGTGTTCATAGCCTTCGGCTGCGCAACCGCAACCATAATTGCATGGAAGGAAAAACCATGACCCCCGACACAGACGCCAGAGACAAGGAATTGATCGCGGCTTATCGCGAGATATTGGCGTGCGGTATGGAAAATCGCGAAGGCCTCTCAAACCCGGAGATGGCTAAACTCTTACGCGACAAGTCATGGAAGCCAGCCAAGGACAGTTTGTGGACGATGGTTCTAGACTGTATGGCGAAAGCGCACGCCCTCGAAGCGAGGATGAATTGCAGACGTAGCTCAGAGGTAGAGCAATGCGCTTCCAACGCATCGGTCGAGGGTTCGATTCCCTCCGTCTGCTCCACACAGCCAGCCCCCGACATCGAAGCGAGATTGGAGGAGGAAATCGAGCCTATACTAAAGAAATCTGGCTGGCCGCACCCAAGCTATATAATGCGAACTGCCCTGGGGCGAGATTTTATGACAGTCGCGAAACACGCCTACGCCCTCGGCCTCGCCCAATCTCCAAGCCAGGAGCCGCGAGAGGTGACGAACGATGATGTGAAAGCATTTCGTGACTTTGTCCTTATTCAAGGCAAATCTTGGGAAAACTGCGGCCTTGAAACTACCCGTGCAGCCCTCACCGCCTACGAGAAGCACAGGAGCGGGAAATAGATGCCCATCATGGGTAAAGCACAACAAGGAGATGTGGATTGGCAGACAATTCGTAAAGTTTTGCTGACTGTGCGTCCAGACTGGAAGCCAATCAACAGTGCAGCGCCAACCTCAGAAGATGAAGTTAACACTCGTGATTATGCGTTCTGCCAAGCCATTCTCGCATCTTATCCTAAAGTCCTATGCTCTCATTGCCGAACCGAGTACTTCTGGTGGAATTTCTATCGTTGTTGGGATTGTCAAGCTTATCTTTGTAAGGACTGCATCAAAGACCATTTCGGGAAGAATTATCAGCCACACCCCAAACTTATTGAGCAATATGAAGCTGAAATAGCGACCTTAAAATTAGAAGTCGATAGATACCGTCGCGAAGAGGATGCACGCGACGAAGATGACAGTTTGTGGAGCTAAGCCATGACCACTCCCACACGCGAGGAACTGGATGCAATACGGGCGAGGCATGAATATGCGAGCAGATAATCGCCCGCTTCTAAATTCTCTGCCGCTAGAGATGGTTCGAGCGGCGTTTAATAAGTACCGGCCAGTCCTGACGCGCAATGGTTGCTTGGAATGGTCTGGCACCTTGTCAACTCATGGGTACGGCCTTGTTTCAATCGCCAGTAAGCGGTTCCCGGCGCATCGTGTCGCCTTTCGTCTAGCAAAACATTCTCCTGATCCGATCAAGGACGTTTGTCATGCTTGCGACAATAAGAAGTGCGTTAATCCTTCTCACCTTTTTGAGGGGACGCGATCCGAGAATATGCTTGACGCGTCCAGAAAAAATCTTATCGGAGCCAAAACAAAGCCCCATAAGATTTTGCGCGGTGAGCGGCATGGCGGTTCTAAGTTAACCGGCACTGAGGTGCGCGCAATTTTAAACGAAGTCGGGCAAAGCAGTTATGCACTCGGCAGAAAATATGGTGTGCACGCAAGCACAATTTCTCGTATCCGAAATGGAAGCTTATGGGCCATCCGCGCCCTCAAGACCGGCAACAAGGGAGATGGGGGATGAACATATCGGAGGCAGTCTTTATCTCAATCCTCACGATTGCCATGCTCGGCCTTGGGTATACAGCCGGATATCAGTATGGTGCGCTAGACCAGATTCGCTCTGAGCGTCAGACCGTCACACTAGGCGATCCAAATGCAGACTCGAATATCCAAGGTTATTGCGGTCCATGACTCCAGCGGCGAGAGCAATTGAGATGGGTACTCCCCTCACGGAGGGCGATGCTCTGCTTAATAGCGGCATCATCGGTTGCTCTCACCAGTGGAGTTTGGAATTGCCTATGGAAAGGAAAGTCGCGCTGAGTTACGACAGCGTGGACAGGGTGGCTTATCCGCCACACGGCTTTCTGATCCATTCCTACGCGCGCCGGGTCGCGTGGCAATGAACCAGGCAACCAATCTGCGGCGAGAGTGAGGAAAAGAATGGCTTCGACAACAACAAAAGCTGAACGTGCCGAGCTTCTATCGCTGGTGCGGAAGCGCGAAAGAGTTATGATCCAATCGCTTCTTGAAACTCGCAGGACCGAACGCCGTATGGCGCTCCGCTATGACGATTACAACTAACCCCATGCCCAAGCGCATCCAGAGAAGAAGGACGTAAGATGGCAGGAAATGGCTGGCGTGGCCGAGGCGATCCTCTTGAGGAGCAAATCGAGCGTTGGTTGATCGCCAACAATATCTCTTTCCGCCGCGCCGACGACATGAAGGTGCATCTGGATTTTTTCCTGCCTGAGTTCAATGTCTATATCGAGGTCAAGCGCTATCACACAGAGCGCATCAAAGATCAGATCGAGCGCGCAACGGACGTTATTGTTATCCAGGGAAGCGCGTCACTGCGATTTCTTGAGAGCCTGGTTTCTCGGCTCCCGTCCCTCGAAATCGCTAATAGGTAGGGAGAGGATGGCATGTTGGTCCGAGATTGGAACAAAGGTGAGCGCGGTCCGCAACGACTTAAGGACGAGAACGGCCGAAGGCTTCATTGTTGTTGTGTCTGCAACAAAGTCGAGCAATGGTCCGATACATGGTCTTGGTATGGCAGCTCCAAGCAAGAAGAAGATTGCGAGCCGCTACCAAAGTTTTGTTCCGACACGTGTCGCATATCTGGCGGCTTGAAATCTAAGAATGTAACTTATGCCCAACGCGTCATCGCCAAAGCAAAAGAATGGCGCGAACCAGTTCCAGCTTGGCGTGAAGCGACTGAAAAAGAGAAATACGAGGCTGCGGTAGCCAGACAGATTAGGCCCACCCACCCATGACCTCCGGGAGAAGAGAGATATCTTTGGCTTGGATGCTGTAGGAAATAGCGATTCAAGCCAGGAATTTCGTAACAGCCGCCAAGTTTTGCGCGATGAATTTATCCGCGAGGGCGTTCAGATTTGCGATATTCTGAGCGCTAGCGTCGTCGAAAGCATCGCTCACCCCGACCAAGGCGGTTTCGCACCGCAGGAAATTTCCGCCGAGGATCGTCTTCATTATGTAGGATGTCTTGTCTGCGGCGCCGTCCATGAACACGGATGAGATGTCGGGTGCCCATTGTGCTGCGCCCCAATTCTGCGTCCGCGCGCCGTCGAAGGAAACAATTTTGCTGCCAGTGCCGATCGAGAGGACCTTGATCTCTTCGCCCGGCCAAAGCCGCGAAGCTGCCGCCCATGCGCAATCCGCAGGATTGTTGGCGAACACGCCGCCATCCACCATCCAGTTGCCGCCGGTGAGTGCAGTTGGGAAATATGTCGGCGCCGCCGATGTCGCACGCGCTACCGCCCATAGCGGCTGGTCCTTTTCCGGAGCGGTGCGCGCCTCCCAGCTCTTGAAGAACCAGCTTGCGGTGCCTTCCGGGATCCCGTCGCCATCGGTGTCCTGAAGTGTGGGAAGCTGGACGCAGTAGGCCGGCACCAGTAATTCCAGGCGCGCATCGGAGAGTTTAGCGGTTCCGAGGATCTGTTGAAGCAGTTTTTCCAGATTGCCCGCGCTATATTTCGGGGAGAACACACCGTCACCGAAATTGGCGTCGAATACCGCCGTGCCGTGCTGGATATAGAGGCCCGCCATGGTCTCGGCTGGAACGCCTGTCACAAGCCCGCAGGCGATGATTCCGCCCGTGCTGGTGCCAGCGATGAGATCTGGCTCGCGCCAGGCCCCAGCCTCCTGAATGGCTTGGATCAGGCGGGCAGGAAGAATGCCGCGGATTCCGCCGCCATCTACGGAGACGACTAGTTTCACGAAGCTGCTGGCGGAGTCTCTGGTTCCGCTGCCGGGGCCGGAGCCGCCAGCTTGGCCTTGTAATAGGCCAAGAGCGCCAAGCCGGTCTGAGCGCCCTGCATGATGGCTTCGGGAAGGATTGTGGCCGGGCTGAGAGCGTAAAGGACCGGCAGCGCGGCCAGTTGCTGGGTTGCCGTCGCCGGGTCACCCTTGGCCGCCACGATGGCATTCAGGGCCGTCTCAAGCGGGGTCTGGCCTGCGGCAAAGGCGTCACTCTCAAGCGAGGTCAAGAGGCCCTGGATGATCGAATGGGCGGTTACTGGCGGGGTGGCGGGCGAGGACATGGTGTCTCCTTTACGGGATAGGGGAGGATGGGCTTGGCTGTTTGTTTTCGGTGGTAGCCTGCGTGGTGGTAATCTGGGCGAGAACTGTGCTCACGGCTTTCTGGGTGTCGGTGGTGACCCCGTTGCGCACGCTATAAAGTCCTGTCCCCGCCAGAACGATCAGCAGCCATTCCGGCACGGCCGGGACGTGGTATCCATACTGAATCAGCGCCTGGTCAATGCCAATGGCGACCGCGATGGCGGCGATGGCATAGGACTTGTAACCGGAGAGAAATTTCGGCATGCGGCATGCCCTAAAGCAGCAATGCGCCGCAATATGGTCCGGTTTTACTGTTTTGGCAACGGCGTGACCTTGGCGTGCGGGCAATCGGCTGGGATTTGCGACGGATCGACGACAGCGGGTTGAACCGCAAGATTTGCCGCCACTTGGGCCCGCCAGTGCTCGCATCCAGCCTCGCTCTTAAGGGCCGGGATGTCATGCTTCTCCACCGTGTTAAGAACCGCTTTGGTCTGGCCGAGTTGAGCGCTGACATGTTCCACCGCCCCCTGGGTTGTGTGCCCGTTGCCGGCGCTATAGCCGCCCAGGGAGCCGATCAGCAACCCCGCCGAGAAAGCCTTGCGGACCGGCGTAAGCCACGGCAATCCGCCGATCAGACTATGACTTTTTTGCACTATCTGCACTGGAAACCTCCACTCCGAAACGCTTGAGGATCAACGACGCAACTGCCTTCAAAATCGGATCAGGCCCCACGTAACACAAAACGCCGGAAGCCATGACCTGTGCCCAAGGTTCCACGCCCCAATGCGTGCCCGCCGCCCGGACCACCGACGCCATTATCAGACATGTCGCAATGCCGCCCATGAGCAGCGGCCACACCACCTTACCGGTGGCAGCATCACGCCATTGCGTCGTTTTTGAGATGGCGCCAGCGATGGAGATCAGCCCGACACCAACGGAGGTAGGCCAGCCTGAAGGATCGGAAAGCGCCGTCATGTGATTGCCCCTTGCGAATCAAGATCGTAGAACGATAGCGCCCCCAGCGTCACTAGCGCTGGCACTTCCGCACCCCACTCGGACGGCCAGGGAAAGTCGGTGTTCTTATAGAACGTCGCGCCGCTGGTCGGATCAATGAGCGTTCCGTCCAACGCGGAACGCGCCACCGACATGCACTCCTGCAGGGCGGCATATGGCTTGTCGAGGTCCAGGGCCTCAATGCGCTGGCGGTCCTTATTGTTTGGACCGGCGTTCCAGCAACTGAATTGCCAGGGAGCCCGGCATGCGCCGCGGACCGTGCCATCGCCAAACTGCTTGCGACCGGTTTCCGCCGCGATCTTGGCCCGCTTGACCGCCACGGCGGCAACGCCTTGTTTAGCAGCGAGCGGCTGGTCTTCTGCCTCACCGGCGATAGTGGCGGCCAGAACTTCAAGGTCAGAATTTTTGTCGATCGCCATGCTGGAGCCTACTGGGTGTTGATGAGCAGCGGGAGCGAACCCACGAACTGGTAGCTGAAAGTCGCCGCCGCACCATTGCCGTTATGGACGGTGCATTTTGTGATGCCGCCTGATTCGGCGCAAGCTACCGTAAAGGTGACGCCGCTATTGACGACGGCAGAGCTGCCAATCTGGCTGTACTGCGCCGTGCCGCCGATACCGGCGACGGCGTAGACCTCCAATGTCGAACTGCCCGCGCCATCATCTCCTGAAACCGTCAGCGTGCCGATGAGGCCTCCCCCCGTGATAGAGGAAACGAGGTCGGCCGTAACGCCATTGTTGATCGCAAGAACGCCCAGAGCATTGAAGTTTGGCGCGTAGGTATCGGTTGCCCAATTAGAACCGCCGAAGATTTGATTGGCGTTGAGATATATCTGGGTTGAACCGGCATAATTGGTGCCAATGGCTTCGCAGCGCCCCGTACATACTGACGAACCGCCGGTGCTTTCCACAGTGATGTTTGTGGCGTTGATATCCCATCCGGCCCCGGTGAAATAGACCGCGTTGCTGAACGGCCGATAGGTGCTCTGACCGCCAGCTCCATATTGCGCGTCACACTCCAGCGTGTCGATCCACAGATTGAGTGTCTTCGCTCCGGAGGCCGCGCCGTTCCAGCATGTGCCATTGGCTTGGCGGTCCGAGATGCCGCGGATGTTTCCGTTGAACATCTTCGAAATATTGAAATAGCCGGTGCCGCTGAGATTGACGTTCCAGCCGTGGCGCCCGCAATTCTGGAATTGGAAAGTATCGAAGCTCGCATTCTCGACACCTTGCCCGTTGCCGCTGTCGATGACGAAGCAGTCCCGCGCGGCGTAGGAGAACCCGAAATTGCTAAATTTCGCCACGGCGACCGAGTTGATTAGCTCACCGCAATCCTGTCCGCTATCTCCGCACCAAATCTGGACATTCGAGAAGTTGGCTTGGCCGAGATAACTGATGGTGATGCCGTTGCTGGAACCGCTCACCCCGCCAAGAATGATGGTGCTGACGCCGCCGGATTGTCCGTTGAGCCCAGCGCTCAACGTCCCCATGCCGGTGCTGAGCGATGTCATGAGGTAGGCGGAGGATTGGAGAGTGATGTTTCCGCTCAATGCCGCATTGGCAAGCGTCAAAGCATTGGTCCATGCCGTGCCGTCATCATGACCGATCGCATATGTGACGTTTGACGCCGACCAAGATGGTCCTGCCGCCAGATTGAAGCTGGTCGCAGAATTGCAGGTAAAGGTGGTGTTGACCTGGGCGTTGGTGTTGCCAGGCTTGGGAATGATGACGATATGAGCCAACCCCGCCGCCGCCGCCGCCGTGCAATTCGCGCCGGAATCAGTGAAGGTCGTGGTGGCGTTGGCAACGCCAGTCCGGCTCACGATAGCATCACCCCACGCACCACAATTTTCGAGCGGGATGGTTGGGCTCGCGCCAGCGCGGAAATATCGCCCAGTTGCCACCCCGGTCGCGGCGATAACATTGCAGCTATCGGCGGTTGCCGTTGATGTCGCGTTCCAGACAAAAAGGCCACCGCCGCGCCCCGATGCAGTATTATAACCTTTGACTTGAACGCTGGGATAAAAGGGCGCAGCCGCGCCTATGCCCTGAAGCTGGGCGACGGTATCGACCGTCTTGCTGACGCCAGGATTGTAGGCCGCGTCGGTGGCTTGCACACCGATCAGAAAAATAGCACCGGCAAGTGCGGCAAAAAAGCGAATCAGTTTCATGGCGTGCCTCATTGTGGGCCAGTCAGGTAAAAACGTAGTCGCGTCACTTTGCTTTTGATCTTCGCCAGTGCCGGCGAATCTATACCAGATATCGCACTAACTGAGCCATCAACCTGGGTTCTCATATCCCTTGCGCCCCTATTAGTGCGCTGGAGGTTATCGCCGTCCCGTCCAGTGCCCACGGGAATATAGGCGTCCCGTTTGCATCAGGACCGCCCTGCTCGCCCCGGATGGCTTGGAGGGTCGTACCGCCGGTCTGCTTCCATGTCGTATAATTGAATATCACAAGCCCGCTGCTGTTGTTGGTCCCGCACGGGCAATAGACGTTGCTGTCGTGGGTGTCGCCATAATAGGCCATGCGGACATTATCTATCGAAACCCCGTCCGGCATCACCCCGGTAACTGGCGTCGAGGGAAAATTCCAGACAAAGGATGCCTCGTTCTGTGTCGGAGCCCCCGTATTGCCGTTCATGACCGTATCCAGGAAGGACACCCCCAGCATCGCCCACCCGGCATTGGAGTTGGCGAGAAGCACACTGGACTTGTCTATCGTGTCCTGCACAAAGGCCCAATTCACCGAACAGCCCTGGAATTGGGCATTGTTGTCCTGCGAGCCCTCGATGGCGCTGGCGACAATGGCCTCGTTCTCTACCGTCTTGCCCCATCCCCATGTCACGCCAGAAGGATCGGATGGCCATGCGGCATTGACGGTTGCGTGCGTCGTGTCCGAAATCGCGGTTACGACGCGGCCAATATATTGATCGGTGCCAGATGCCGTGACTTGCACGCAATCCCCAACCTTCAGGTTGCTCTGCGCCGATGCGAACGTGACGGCCGTGCCGGTGGCCGATAGGTTGCCGGTGGTCGGGTTCATGCCCCCCGAAAGGTCTGTCGCCTGGTTGAACACCGGCTGGAGGCTGGTGGAGGGATAGTTGGAGGTGACGTTGTACTGGACGATCAGGATATTATCGAGCGGCGAATCCCCGGCGCTGAATTGAAGCGTCTGGTCCGCATCGGCGTGAAACTCGTCCGCCAGGAATGTCTGCTGGCTCACCGCCGCAGATGTAATCGTGCCGCAAACCGTGGTGCTGGGACCGCTCGCGCTTTGGCTGACAAGCTGGTAGGTCCCGGCTTGGGTGCCACCCAGGATTTGCGCGAAGGCACTTCCGTCATTGCTGTAATTCTCGATCACGGTGCCCCCGGTATAGGTGAGCACGCTTTCCGGAGGATTGCCCCCGACCCCCGCACAATCTCCCGGAGAGCCCGTGATATTGGATACGCTGGCGATGATGACGCCGGACGGTTGCGCCACGGAAAGCCGCCCGTTGAACGCGGTGCTCTGCGGAAACTTCACATGGAAGATTGCCTCACCAGCCTCGCTAGGGCTGGAGCTATTCGCGATGGCGTCCCAACCAAGGTTCCATGTCGAATTGCGCGCGATCAAAAGCCCTGCCGTGGTCAACGCCGTGACGGGACATGCGATCAGATTCACGATGCTGTTGGAGGTTCGGAACGGCTGCTGATTATAGCCGGGATCACCTGCGCCATCATCGTTATAGCTGTAACCGTAAGTGGGACCACTGGGACCGTTCGGATCAATCAAGCCGCATTTGCCGTTGCCGTCCTCGCCGCTGATGGTGAGCATGGCATTGGTGCCACCTGCCGCCAACACCACGAATTTGCTCATGTCGAAATTGAAACCGTAGACGTTCACCAAATTGGCGCGGAAGGTAAAGATGTTGCCATAGGTCGCATCCGTGCGGGTGGACTTGGTGATCGTCGGATAGGTGGATGAACTGCACGAACCAGGATCGGGCCGCACCTCGATGGGCCAATCTCCCGCATTGTTGTTCACCGTATACGATTGGTTATCTTCCACGAAGGAATTGGGGCACTTGCCATAGATGATCGCCCCCGTGGTAAGCCCGATGGAGACATTCGCCACCGCATAGTTGATGGTTTTCCAAGGCGAGCCCGATGTGCCGCTGTTGCCGTTGTTTCCGTTGGTATAGTCCACATAATAAGTTGGCCGCGTGATCGTGCTGTTATTGT